TGCAATCGCTAAAGCCGCTGGAAAAGCACCAGGAACACCACTAACAATAGCAGATTTTAAAATATACGTTACTAAACTTATTAATAGCAAATGATAGATTTTAATAAGTACGATAAAAATTATGTTATTTTAAATTCTGACAGGCTGATATTTAACAGCAAGGTAGATTCTATTTTTTTATCTTCAAATAAAACAATAGGCCTATCAGCGGTTGAACAATTACATTTTAATGTCGGTCCTTTAGGAAATAGAGATCCTGAAAAACATTATATCATTTTTAATTCCCCGCTAATACAACTTGGATTATCAAAAGATGGTATCAATGAGCCGGTAGCAAAGGCTACATCCACAATAGATTGTTTTAATGAGATAACATCGGCCTTATCCGCTTTTTCTATTGCTTTGACTACTGCTACTGCGGTTGGAGTAGGAACAGCTAGTTTACCTGCAATAAACACTGCTGCAAATCTTTTGAATCAAGAATTAAAAAGGATTCACGATAAATACGGTATATCTAAAACTTCTCCGATCGTATCTAAAATAACTAAAACTATATAATGCCACTTTCTTCAGAAAATGTACAGTCTATTAATAGCGTACTTAGCCAACAAACAAATCCTATACAAGATGTTCAACAGAATGTAACATCTGCTATTTCAGATCCTTTTGGCGCTGTTATTAACAGAGTATTTTCAAAGATAAACAGTTTAACCGTAAATATAGAAACAAAAATAGATCAATTATCTCAAGACATTGTAAAATCTACTGACAGTAAAGGTAGAATAACATTGCAGGGAAATACATTAGTTATAACGATAACCCAGGAAGATCAAGCTCAAGCCGAGACTTTAAAAAACAGAATAACTAATAAGGTTAATTCTATTCAGAGTACCATAAATACTCTTAGTGTAACATTAAATTCGATAAAGGCTATCCAAGAAGCGATGACTCTATTGCAAACCGCATTAGAAATACAAGAAGCCGTTTTAAGTTTAAATCCTACAACTGGTCCTATTTTTACCGTATTTAAAAAAGCTATAAAAATAGTCTTTTTAAAAGACATGATTAAAGAATATGCTAAGGTTTTAGGAGTGCAATTGACAGCCAATTTGAATACTTTAAATACTCTAGAACAAAAATTTAGAAATTTACAAGTAACCATAAAAATCGATGACGAAGCCAAAAAAGGTAGTTATATTAATGAAAATCAAGCTCAAAATTTGATTACTCAAGATTTACTTAATTCCGGTCAAACTACCGATTTATCCAATGTTACGGATAATTACACAGCAGCAAATAAAATAGAGTATCTTCTTAAAGTTGAAAAATACGGTGAAAAGCAGTTGATCGGAAGGGCTTATGATAAATTTTCGGGTTTGCTGGCAGAAGAAACCGCGCCTAGTTATATCTCGACACCAGACGATTTGATGAACGAATTAAAAAGCATATTAAATAGAAATATATAAATTCCATAACCATATATTTATATTAGCCATGAATAAAGATGAATTAATACTTGTAAAAGAGTTGATTAAGGAAGCCGTAAGGGCCGTAATCAAAGAAGAATTAGCCGCTTTAACGGTAAAAAAAGATTTGAAAGAGGTAAAACAACTTTTGGCTTTATCTATAAAGGAAGCTAGAGAAAATAAAGGTAATTTCGTTGATTATCAATCTAATATATCCGAAGTTCCTATTTCAAATAAAGAGCAGCTTAAAAAAAGTTTACGGGAAGCTATCGGATCCGATTTTAACCTTCCTGAAAGAAAAGCACCCGTGATGCCTAAAATCTCAGCCGAACAAGGATTGCAGATATCCGCCACCGGAACTTTACCCGATATCGATGCTCCGATACCGGTTATAAATAAAAAATCTGTGGCCTGGAAAGAATTTAAAGAAAGAGTAGCTTCTTAATATGTTAGATAGAGTTCAATATAAAATCAATACACTCGACCTGGATGTTAATAAAGGTATAGGAATCGCTTTACCTTTTAATCCTGTTAATATTTTTACTACTACTTATACTACAAAAGATCAAGTTAGGAGTAATTTATTAAATTTCATGTTGACTAATTCAGGAGAGAGGTATTTTAATCCAGAATTTGGAGCAGACTTGAGAAATATGGTCTTTGATAACATGAGTAATTTAGAAGAAAAAAGAAGCTTAATAGCTGATAAAATACGCAATTACTTCCCAGAGATCGTTGTAGAAGACCTTATTTTCGAACCAAATTTTGATAAAAATTTTTTATATATTAGGTTATTTTATTCTTTAAATAATCAACAAGATAATATATCAATACAAATAACGTAATGGCAACTCAAAGAGATATAAAATATATAAATAAAGATTTTACTAGCTTCAAACAAGCTCTTGTAGATTATGCTAAAAACTATTTCCCGGATATCTATAATGATTTTTCCGAAGCTTCTCCTGGGAATATGTTTATAGAAATGGCTTCTTACGTGGGTGATGTTTTATCCTTTTATATAGACAAACAGACTCAAGAAGATCTTTTATTATATGCACAAGAAAAAGAGAATTTAATCTCTATGGCATATGCTTTAGGATATAGACCTAAAGTTACCTCTACAGCTATTGTGGATTTAGATGTTTATCAACAGTTACCTGCTACAATAATTGGTGGAATAGCATATCCAGATTATAATTATTGTTTAAGTATAGGAAATGAGGCTAAAGTTAAATCTTCTTATGGTACTAGTAATGTTATTTTTATAACACAAAATTTAATCGATTTTAGTTTTTCTTCTTCTGCCGATCCTACTACTATAAGCATTTATCAAGTTAACCAAACAACTAACCAACCAGATTATTATCTTTTAAAGAAATCAGTAAAAGCTGTTGCCGGTACTATAAAGAGTATAGATTTTAATTTTGGCTCCCCCATTAAATTTAATAGTGTAACATTACCAGATCCTAATGTTATTCAGATCTTAGATGTTGTTGATGGCGACGGTAATAAATGGTATGAAGTACCATATTTAGCTCAAAGTACCATATTTGTAGATGTTAAGAATAATGAGCTGAATGATCCTTTTCTATCTCAATATTCTGATACAACTCCGTATTTACTCAAACTTGAAAAAGTTTCTAGAAGGTTTGTTACTAGATTCGATCAAAATGATATGATGTATCTTGAATTCGGATCCGGGATAACGTCAGAACCTGATGAAGAAATCATTCCTAATAGCGATAATGTTGGTTTAGGAACAATATATTCTTTATCTAAGTTTGATAAGGCGTACGATCCTTCAAATTTTCTTTATACCCAAGATTATGGTTTAGCTCCATCTAATACCACTCTCACCGTAAGGTATCTTATCGGAGGAGGAGCAGAGACTAATTCTCCTTCTAATACTGTTTCTCAGATATATGAAATTTCTGCTAATCCGATATCTTTAAATCAAAACGCTTTAAATCAAAATCTTTTAAACTACATAAAAAATTCTGTAGGGTTCAATAATCCCAATCCTGCTTCTGGTGGCGGATCTGGTGATTCGATAGAAGATATTCGTCTAAAAACAATAGCAAATTTTCCTACTCAACTTAGGAACGTTACAAAAGACGATTATATGATAAGAACTCTTAGTATGCCTTCTAAATATGGAACAATAGCAAAGGCTTATGTGACACAAGATATGTCTTTTGAAACACAAGATAAAGTTCAAGATTTTGTTTCTAATAATCCGCTGCTTTTAAGTTTATATGTTCTTTCATATGATTCTGACAAGAAGCTTACAAACGCTAGTTACGCAATAAAAGAAAATTTAAGAAATTATATTAGTCAATATAAGATAACTACAGATGCTGTAGATATTAAAGATGCATATTATATAAACATTGGAATAAATTTCGATATTGTTGTAAGACCTTCTTTTAATAGTAGAGAGGTTTTAACCCAATGTATAGATGCTCTTAAATCATATTTTGATATTGATAAATGGCAAATAAATCAGCCTATCATAATTTCCGATTTATATAATCAATTAAGCTGTGATATAAAAGGACTGCAAAGTATTGTAAAAATAGAGGTGGTTAACAAATATGGAGTAGATAAAGGATATTCTCCCTATGGATACGATATTCAAGGCGCAACAAAAAATAATGTAATATATCCGAGTTTGGATCCTTCTATATTCGAAGTTAGATTTCCGGAAAGCGATATATATGGTAGAATAGTAAATTATTAAAAATGGTCGATCAAGTTACATTAGACAGAATCAAATTAATGCATCCCGATCTTAGAAATGAGACTGAGCATATTTATTCAGCACAAATAGTTCCCGCTTTATCGGGTAGAGCGTATTGCAGGTTTGCGTATACGTATAGAACCTTCGATGAACAAGCTGCCTTGTATGCTCAGGGTAGAACTAAACTTTATGACAGTAAAGGTAATAAATTAGGAAAAGTGACTAATTCTAAGCCTGGACAATCATATCATAATTATGGTTTAGCTTTTGATATCGTTCTTGTAGCTGACGGAAACGCAACTTGGGATGATGTTAAAGACTTTGATGGAGACAGTAAATCCGACTGGATGGAAGTAGTAAAAATAATGAAAGATAACGGATGGGAATGGGGCGGAGATTGGAAAGGGACGATAGTAGATAAACCTCATTTTGAAAAAAGATTTAATCATAATTGGAGAGATCTATTAGCAAAATATAATGCGGGTCAATTTATACCCGGAACAAAATACGTAACACTTTAAAAATGGCAGTATATAAAATTTTTGTTGAAAAAGATGCTACTCTGTATTCAGATTACGACACTATGAATACAGGAATGGATGCTATTTTAGAGTTGACTAAGAATACAAGTCTTTTATATGCTAGCCAATCTTCGGCGGCAAGAATATTAATAAAATTTGCTGATACTGATATTTCTAATGTTGTAAATAATTACATCCAAACAAATTCTTATAAAGCGGAATTAAAACTATTTTTAGCCGATTCTACTGCTCTGCCTACTGATTATACAATAGAAGCATATGCTATTTCTGGAACGTGGGATATGGGTACGGGTAAATACGGAAATCTTCCTATAACTAAAGACGGCGCTTCTTGGAAATATAGAAATGCTACTAAAGAAAATCAATGGGAATATTCTGGAATGGGTGCCGTAAGCAGCTATTATGGGTTAAACCAGGGTGGAGGCACTTGGTATACAGCCTCTGTATCTACGCAATCTTTTGGAGTTTATACTAATAAAGATATAGATTTAGATGTTACATCTTTAGTAAAAATGTATGCGTCTGGCTCATTGCCCAATAATGGATTTATATTGAAAACGTCAGGCTCATTAGAATTTGATCCTGACTATAACTATATTTTAAATTTCTTTTCAAGAGATACAAATACGGTATATCCTCCCGTTTTGGAATTTAAATGGGATGATTCTTCTTATAATATTTCTGGATCTTCTATTACAACTGTAACTAATTCCGATATAAAAGTTTCAATAGCAAATAACAAAGGCGAATATAATCAATATGAAATAACTAGATTTAGAGTAAATGTTAGGGAACAATATCCCACAAGAGTTTTTGCTACTTCTTCTATATATACAACTTCTAAATATCTGCCTACAAGCTCATATTATGCGATAAAAGATGTTAAATCTGATATAAATGTTGTAGATTTTGATAATTCTTACACTAAAATAAGTGCTGATCAAAATGGAAATTATTTTGATATCTATATGTACGGATTAGAACCCGAAAGATATTATAAACTGCTTATTAAGACTGTTATAAATGGTTCTACTATAATATTTGATGATCGATTCTTTTTTAAAGTGACAGAATAATGGGAGAAACAGTATCAATACAAAGGAAAATTTTTGGTAAAAACACATTAACTAATGTGATAGATACTAAATTTTCTCAACTTATACCGGTAGAGCCTAAAAATGTAGGCCCAGATCCCGCGACAGTTGATACATTTTTCAGCGATTATAATAATTTATTTTATGATATCCCTCCCAGTGGTTCTAACACTTCTCATTTGGAGCTAGTAAATAGAAGCAGTGAATATATCGGAATAAGCATATTAGATATGGAACAGGAAATCAAAAATCTTAGAGAAGAAAATGTTTCTTTAAAAAATCAATTATATAATCTGACAAATCCTCCTTCTAAATGATAGTTTCGGAGAATAGAATAAATGAAAATTTAGGGAAATATGAAACTACTGACGAGTCATTAATATCGTCTAAGCAGCTTATTAGAAATTTTGGATTACCAGAAGACTATGTAGAAGCTCATATATATACCTCAACCAATGTGTTGATATCTTCCGATAATAATTTTACAGGATACAATATCCCTGGAAAATTAAAAGGAGAAGAAGTAACTACTACAAATCAATTAGAATTTTCAGCTTCAGAACTTCTTATAAGTTCTGGATATGTTGCCGGTTCTTATAAGGTAACATACAATATTTTTAGGAAAAAGGTATTTGATACTAATGAAAAGGTTTTTTTCATCAAAGAAATTTCCGCCGATAGAACAGAACTTAGAATTTCCACAAATCTTATTTCGAATAATGATGTACAGTATGGAGTAGGTAATCTCATAAATGAGATGCAAACTGCTCCTTATTTTAAGGACTTTTTATTAAATTTTGGTAATAATGATCTTATAGATTGTGTAAATATCGCTTTAGATACAAATACTGATCCTTATTCTATTTTAGTCAAATTATACAAGCCTCTGCCTGTAAATTTTTCTGAAAAAGATAGTTTTTGGTTTGTAGAAGAATTATCTTCTCCTATAACTTTTGAAGTAGAATTATTTCCTGAAATATTAGAATTACCTCCGCCCAAAATAAAAGGTCCGAATTTTAATATAGAAGTAGATCAACACGCAAATACAAATTCTGAATATTTAAACGAAAATACTTTACTTTCTAATAATTCAGTCTTTTCTTATAGAGAAGTTTTAAATAAATTATCTGAATCTGGAATACAAATAAGCGTAGATTATTCAGATTATTCTGATTTTATCCATTTTTCTTCTGCTAAAAGAAGATTATTAAATTTTATTTATAAAATCCAATTAATAGAACAATATAATTCTAGTATTTCGATTTTACAAAATATTCCTAATTATCAGAATTCCACCAATTCTAGTCAAAGTATATACGATTATCGAAATAAAATAGATAGCATTGTAACCAATTTTGATGGTTATGAAAATTACTTATATTACGAATCAGCATCCACTTCTTGGCCTAAATCTGGATCTGCAAAACCGTATTATATTTATCCTTCTACAAGCAGCCAAGCTTTATATTGGATAGGAAGTTTAGATTATACTTCTCCTTATTATGGAGGACAAATCTCTACAGCATCATATTATGATGATGACAATCAAGACGGCTTAGTTAAAAGCATTCCAGAGTATCTCAGATTAGATGATAATAATAGATTGTATGAAAAGTTTATAGACATGATTGGTCAACATTTTGATAATGTTTGGCTTTATATCAAATCTATAACTGATCTTTACAAAAATAGAAATAACTTAAATAAAGGGATATCCAAAGATTTAGTTTATCATGCATTAAGATCTTTAGGTATAAAATTATACAACTCTAGATCTAACGATGATTTATATTCATATTTAATAGGTGCAACTGTTTCCGGTAGTTATTCCCTCGTTTCAGATAATCATAGCACATTAATAAGCGCATCTAGTGATATAGTTCCAGGACAAGATCTTCAGAAAGAACTTTTAAAAAGAATATATCACAATTTACCTCAATTATTAAAAAAGAAAGGTACTGATGATGGTATTGCAGACCTTATAAGCGTATTTGGTATTCCTGACACGATACTTAGCACAAATGAGTTTGGAGGATCTGATAAGAATAATGAAACGGTAGAATATACCTACGATAGATTTTCCTATAGTTTAAGTTCTAGCTATAATGTCGAAATTCAAACTAGATGGGATTACATATATTATTCCCAGGATCCTAACGGTAACTATGTTCCGGATTCGGTAGAATTGAGATTTAAGCCAGTAAAATCTTCCTATTATAATACTTCCTCTATACTCGAATGTACTACATTCAGCACAAATCCAAATAGGCTTTTTGGAGTAGTAATGTCTCCAGATAAGACATTAGGATTCCCTTATAGCAAAATTGAATTTTGTTTGAGCGGAAGCTATGGCTACAATAGTTGTAGTATATCATTGCCAATATATCACACCGGTTCTACTGGGGAGACCAGTTGGTGGAATCTGATGATTACTAGAGATACTAGTAGAAATTATGCTAGTATAAATTTACCTGAAACTTATACTTTAATAGCTGCCAATAAAATAGGAGATAGGATAGGACATCAGGCCTCAGCTTCTATGTATGTTAGTGGTACTATATCTTCTTCATATAACAATTCTTGGGCTTCTCCCTCTCACGTTTTTAATTTAGGAGCAAGCGGATTAGCTGATAATAGAAATTTTAAACAAAATGGATATTTCTTGGGAGATTTCCAAGAACTTAGATTTTGGGGCGAACCTTTAAGTTTATCCAAGTTTTTGGTTCATACGCTTAATCCTGAATCTATAGAAGGTAATACCAGCGGTTCATCCTGGAATTATTTGGCTGCTAGATTTCCTTTAGGAAACGATTTAGTAACTTATAATCACTTTATTAATTACGAAGCTGTTTCGATACATAGGAACGGCAATGCGGTAATTTTTACTAACTATCCCACATATAACTTTTTATATTTTAATAATTTTCCAAATAATAATAGTTATAATCCTAACTATGAAAAGTATATAACCAATTCTCCAAATTCGGTATATTCTAATCCTGTAAATAAAAAAGTTAGGATAGTAGACAATTACATTACAGGAAGTGTTCTTTCTCCGTTTCTAAGATTAGAAGATAATAGTCTTAACTATAGAACAAAAGATATTCATTTCCTGGATGTTTCTTTTTCTCCGCAGAATGAGGTTAATAAAGATATAATTGCCGAATATGGAAATACTATAGATCTTGATGAGCTTTTAGGAAATCCTAGCCACGCTCATATGACCAAATACCCGGATTTAAATAATTTAAATCAGGCATATTATTTAAAGTATTTGAGGAATTATAATCTTAAGGATTATGTAAGATTGATTCAGTTTTTTGACAATACCTTATTTAAAATGATTATGGATTATGTTCCTGGTAGAGATAATCTCAATACCGGCATAACTATAAAATCCCCCATTTTAGAAAGGCCTAAAGCAAAAACACCAATCGGAAAAGGTGAAGATCATCATAATGATTATTCAACTGAAATAACCGGTTCAAAACCTGAAGGAGACAGTATTTATACAAGCGGATACGGAGACGGTTCTGATTTTTATTTAGGAGAATTATCCGGGTCTTTTATAGATGTCAATGCTACTTTTATTAGAAAAAATAGAAATCATTATTTATGGCCCTAGATTATGAAAAGTTTGTTAGATCGGATTATAATACTCTGATTAATGTTGTTTCCTCTAGTGCGGATTCTAAAGTTTTTTTAGGAGTAGATAAGTACAACCATAATATTTTAAGTCCTGTTCAAATAAATGATGGAAAATATCAAGATCCTGTATACACTTATCCTAGGTATGACGGTAGTAAATCTACCAGTAAAACATATACTTTCTTTACAGAAGGTGATAATTCTTATGGTAAAAACGCAGCTATAGATATCAATACTATAAAATTTGCTTGGTCCAATAATATAAATGAAAAAAACTTAAATTTTTACGACAAGACCACAGTAAATATAAAATATTTAATCGATGCTACTGGGTCCGTTATAGAATTATCTCGTAAAAATTATAATTTATTTGAAGTTCAAAACACTTTTAAAAAGGGAGATAATGTACAAATTTCTTTAACAGATAAATACAACCCAACTAATCAAGCTAACTTAGACGGAGATAAAATCATTTTTGAATCTGGATATAGTTATTCTCCTATAATTTTTAGAGAAACAAATGAAACGTTAAATTTTCTATATTTAAAACCTAAATCTACAACAACAACTAGAATAGGTACTAAAGCCGTTGCTGAGTCTGATTATGTATTTTATACTATAGGAAATGCCGATACTGATTTTACGCATGTAACTTCTACAAATACTTTTTTTAAAAAAGATGGCACAATTATTTATAGTCAACCTTTTTCTCTTAATAAATTTGCATCCACGCAGTGGCCTTATTCTAGTCAATTGCCGCTTACTATAGCAGGAAAGTATAAAAGATATGATGGAACTACTTTTACTGATCCGAATCCGGGAATAGATAATGGAGTTTTTCGTCAAAATGATTATACTAGCCATTATTATACCTTAGATTACTTTCTTACTAACAAATCAGGATCTGCTAATGGTGGTTATGAAAATACAGACGTGGCCGCATTAAAAATAAATGTTCTCGGCGGTGAATATTATGAATATTATCAGGCTCAAAGAGATTCTGATTATATGGTGAATGTAAATATTCCTATAAACATGACCTTCGCTACAAACCCAGACAGCGGAGCTTCCACAATCAAAATAGTAGGAATCATAGAATATCAAGCAGCAGGAACAACTTCCTGGCAATATAGGACGGCTACAAACATGAGAATTAATAGGTTGCCTGAAACTTCGAATGTAGGAGTAGATGAGCAAAATAGTTTTATTTTCATGGATATAAGCCCAGGAACAGGGTTTCAATACATACAATTTTCTTGCATTTTAAATGACTATAAGGTAACTCTGGCTCAAGGAGATAAAATTAGACTGAAGGTATTTTTTGCTGAGATGCGAAATTTCTTTATTAGGACTGAAGGTATATATTTTGAGCTGCAAAATGGTGATAGTTCCAAGGCCTTTTTTGAAGTTTGGGATGCTATTAATACTGGGATAACGCCAGTAGCTAACGCTACTATTCAGGGTACTTCAACAATGTTTACTTTAGGATCCGATAATCAAACGTTGCTTTTTGATACCGATTCTTCTTTGTTATATGATAACGTTTCTTTTATAGCCCCAGATGCTTCTAATCCCGCTTCTGTAAGTAATTATTACAGCCCAGTTGAAGCTCCTTTCCATTTTGAAATAGGAGATATTATAAGGTTTACCTCCTATTATAGTATAAACCCTGACATTTATATAATAGAACAAATAAACGAACCTAAAATAAATCAATCTGGTACTACAAGTACAGTATTAGTACCTCTTTCTGTTAAATTGGATAGAAAAGTCAATCCGGCAAATGTTAACACTAGAACCTTTGCTTTTTTAAAGAAAAAAGAAGACGAGACTACTATATTGATAAATTTTAAAAAAACGGAAGGACAAACATCAAATGCGTTGGTTATACCTTTCAATTTAGACACTAATATCAAAAAGGATATAGCTAATATTATAGCTCCTCTGAAAGATACCGTGCTGTCTAAAGTTTTAGTGATTTCATAATAAAAGCAATAAATCTGATATTTATCTTTAGATAAAAGAAATTTAATTAAATATATGGGATATTTAGATAATACAGTCGTAACAATCGATGCGGTCTTGACAAAAAAAGGAAGAGAACTCCTGGCTAGAAATGACGGATCGTTTAGAATTACACAATTTGCGCTGGCCGACGATGAAATAGATTATAGCTTATATAACCCCAATCATCCCTCAGGATCGGCATTTTATGGAGAGGCTATTGAAAATATGCCTCTTTTAGAAGCTTTCCCCGACGAAACACAGATCATGAAGTATAAATTAGTAACTCTCCCCAGAGGAACTAGTAAATTACCCGTGATTAACGTTGGATATGGCAGTATCACCCTTAAACAGGGAGCTTCTTTAGTAATAACTCCCCAAACGTTAAATTACTTAGGTGCAACTAGCACATATGAGCCTAGCGGATATGTGGTGACTGTTGGTGACGGAAGACTGCTGTCTACTTTTACCGGTATAGGAATAGATACCAGCGGTTTAAATACGACAGATATTCAATCCACTGTAGGCACAGCAATAAGCAAAACGGTTATAGGAACTTCATTTACTTTAATAGGAACAACTATAGATACATTATTCGGAAGCACTTTAACAAGTCTTACTACAACCTTAGTTGTTATGGGAAGAGATTCCGGTGCTAGATCCTATATACCTTTAACAGTAGTAAAGAATAAATAAACTATATAAAAAATGTCTTTTATACAATTTGGAACAGACGATAGCGTCATCAGTTCAGAAGTTATCACAGCTCCGGCTTGGTCTGGTTATTCTTACACAATAACTTCTTCTTATACTTCTAGCATACAGCAAGTTTCTTCCGTTTCGGGTAAATTTTATCTGAACGTTTTTAATATACCTTATGATGCCTCCGGATCTGAGGTACAATTTGCTATAGCTTATGGTCATATTTCTGGTAGCGGATCTTTATTATTCAACAACACTGTTGATGAAAAGAGTCCCACTAGAGATGTATATGGACAATATAGAAATTTAGTATATGGCGATGAAAACAGTTTGTTCAATTTTGGTGGCAGTAACGGCATATCCAGAGATATTTTCGTAGTAAACGTAAATAGAACCAGATATAAAGAAAGCATTAATCCTGGAACTTGGGGTCTTACACTTAGTTCCTCCGGATATACTATAAATTTAACTGACGATAGTAAAGATAGCTCTATAACTAACTTTATAGGTGGAAATAGAGTATATAATATTGTTAGCGGATCTTTAGGACACAGCTATAATAGTTCTTCTATTCAAACAAATAGTGGAAGCTATGGATTGTTTTTCCCTGATATGGGAATATTTGTATTTAATCCTAGGGCATTATCTTTGGGATATTCGGATAAAGGTATTTCGTTCACTGTTAATGAAACAGCAGCTTCGACTTATTCGTATGGTTATAATATAAATAATGCTACTTTTTATAAGTCTATTGCTGACGCTCAATCTTTTTCTGCAAGAAGTCAAGAAACTATATCTGCTAGATATTTCTTTGTCACTGCAAAAAGTTCTCAATTAAATTATACTAGCAATCCTTCTATAATTGATAATAACGGTAATATTTTATTTTCTACTCTGATCGATAATCCTAAAGTATATCCTACAACAATAGGTCTTTATAATGATACTGGTGAATTATTAGCTGTAGCCAAGTTAAGTAAACCTTTACCTAAAGACTTTACTAAACAGATAAATTGTAGAGTTAAAATAGAATTTTAAATTGTTATGATCAGATATGTCATCATTCAAACGTTTAAATAATTCTGATGTAATAAATCTCCCTTATATTGCCAACAAATCTTGGCAATACGCGGGATGTACTATAAATGACAACGGAATTACGGTTTTAACAGGTAAAAATTTAACTGGAAGTTTTACATCTGCAAGTGAATATAGAATAAACGGCCAATATGAAAGGTTGGTATATGATTCTATAAATCATTTATTTTATCAGGAATATTCAGGTTCTTTACTAGATAATACTTCTAACTTACAAGGAAGCGCATATCAAAGCGCAAGTGTATATAGACCTTCTGGCTCTTATTTTAATTATAGCCCAACCGGCTATATGTATAAAAATTTTCCTACTGGAAGTACAGCAGAAATAAAAGTTTTATCTATACCTAAAAAAGTATTTGGCGTTTCACTACACCCAGGATCTTTTGATGTGCTGGGTTCTACATATCATTTAGTAGACGATAGATATGGAAATGTATTAGATGTTTCTAATTCAGGAAATGGTGTTTTAGTTGGGAATATATTTTATGAGCATGGTATAGTTGTAATAACTAATCCCAATTATCAATATATTTTTCCTATACCTCCATTAGCAGTAGATGATTATATCGAATTTAGAAAATCTACTTCTCCAAAAACTATATATCCCACGGCTAATGATCAAATAAGAAATCCTTATTTCAGTATAGTAAATAGCTCGGTTTCTGTATCTGGATCAGATTATAGTTTATTCCAAGTAAATGCAGATAATTCTTTGACTTTACTGACATCTACTCCTGGAGTATATACTACTTTTTATAAGTACTCTATTATATCTCAAGATGGAACTTGCACTTTATCGTCTAATTATGGTAAGGTAACTGCTAAAGTTAAGACTCCTTATTGTAATATGATAATTGTAGGAACATATCCTACAACATTGCCTATTCCGTCGGATACTACTGTATTTTCTCTTACTAAGGTGCCTGTACCAACGCCTACGCCTTCACCGTCACCTACTCCGACTATTACGCCTACTATTACACCTACTGTAACTTCTAGTATTACACCTACGCCTTCGCCTAGTGTAACGCCGACTATTACGCCTACTCTTACACCGTCTCCGACTATTACACCGACACCAACTATTACACCAACTATTACTAGGACACCTACACCTACTCCTACTATTACGCCCTCAATAACACCTACATCCACGCCTACTCCTACTATCACTCCTACCCCAACTTCGACGTATACAGTTAGTGTATATGCTAAACAATCCAGTTTAGTAACAGGCAGATATGTTTGGTGGAGTACCGATAATTTCGTATCTTCTAACAATAGGTTAGCTACATCTGTTACTGCTACAGGACAGTTGGTAGGTACTATAAGCGGAGTTTATGGTTCTACTACTTTGTACTTTGCGATTTCTGATATTTTTGGACCTAGCTCTGCCGGTACAACTGCGATGTCTCTTAAAGTAAGTACCGCAAATGATTATAATACTCTACCTTCTGGATGTCCTGGCAGACAGTCTACCGTAGTAGGAGCAACAGAAAATGTCAATTTATATGGAAATTCAGCATTTGATTTAGCATGTACCTAAAATAATTTTGTAAATTTGTTTTGAATTTTTTTGTTATGAATACTATTTTTATCCAAATAGCCAGCTATAGAGATCCGGAATTACTTCCGACTTTAAGGGACTGTATACAGAAAGCAAAACACCCAGAGAATTTAAGATTTGGTATTTGCTGGCAACATTCTAAAAATGATTTGTGGGATACCCTCGATGAATTTAAAGACGATAAAAGATTTTCTATATTAGATATAGATAATGAAAAAAGTAAAGGAGTTTGCTGGGCAAGAAATTCTGTACAGAGTTTATATAATAATGAAAAATATACTTTACAGATAGATTCTCATCATAGATTTATTGAAGATTGGGATGTGGTTTTAATAGAAATGCTTGAGGGATTACAAAGTAAAGGATATAAAAAACCTCTTTTAACATCTTATGTTCCTAGTTATGATCCTAACAATGATCCTGGAGGTAGAGTCCTCGAACCTTGGTGGATGACCTTTGATAGATTTATACCTGAAGGTCCTATATTTTTTATACCAGCAGTCATAGAAAATTGGAAGGATTTGACTGAACCGATACCCTCAAGATTTTATTCAGCACATTTTTGTTTTACATTAGGCCAATTTTGTAAAGAAGTTCCACACGATCCTAATTATTATTTTCACGGTGAAGAAATATCAATAGCTGTTAGAGCGTATACTTGGGGATACGATCTTTTTCACCCCCATAAAGTTATTTTGTGGCATGAATATACTAGAAATAATAGGGTTAAACATTGGGATGATGATCCTTCTTGGGTAGAAAAAAATGCTTCTTCGCATAGAAGATTTAGAGCGCTTTTTGGTATGGGAGAATGTAGATGTAATCACGATCTATCTAATTATGATTTTGGTAGCGAGAGATCTTTAAGAGATTATGAACAATATGCCGGAGTAAGGTTTTACGATCGATCTGTTCAAAGACATACTTTAGAAAATAGATATGCTCCAAATCCAAAAATAGAAGATTTGTTAGAATATGAAAATTCATTCCTAAAAGTATTTAAACATTGCATAGATATTTCGTATCAACAAGTCCCAGAAAAGGACTATGATTTTTGGTGTGTTGCTTTTGAAAACGAAAAGGGAGAAACTATATACAGGCAAGACGCTGACGAAAATGAAATAAATTCTTTTTTTAATAGTTCCGATAGTTACATAAAACTTTGGAGAACATTCAACACAGAAGTTGAACCAAAAAGATGGATTGTGTGGCCTCATTCTAGATCTAAAGAATGGTGTGATAGAATAATAGGAGAACTATAAATTTTAAAATTATATTTTATGAATATTTGTGTCGTAACACTATATACTAAAGAAATTGAAGTTATCGGGGCATTAACAGAACAAAATCATAGAGCCTACTGTTCCCATCACGGTTATCAATATAATGCCCATTTTGGTAGAATAAGTGAAAGGCATCCTGCCTGGGATAAGATATTAGCAGTAATGAGACTTTTACCCTTTTACGATTATGTTATGTGGGTAGATGCCGATTGCGTTTTTAATAACTTTGATAAGAAGATAGAAGATTATTTTGGTAAATGTGGCACATTTTGTAGAGATGTAGGATATAATGGAGAAAACGGTCAATGGCATTATGTCAATACTGGTGTATTCATCTTAAAACATGATAAAAGATCATTTGACTTTTTGAATGCTGTTTGGAATAAAGAAGATCCTAAAAAGAAAGAGATAGATAAAAGATCTTATGAAGGATGGCCTTGGGATCAAGGTCCTATATGTGAGTATCTACAAAATTCTGATGATTTTACCATATTAACCGATCAGGAATTTAATTGCCATCCTTTAATTGCAAGAGATGATGTTTATATTTTGCATTACATGGGATGGAGAACCAATGAAGAAAATGAAGAAGATACTCTCAAAAAGGTTAAAAAGGCTAAAGGAATAACTTTAGTTTGATATTTATTTTTATAGAAAGCGTTTAAAAAATAATGGATTATACAATAAAGTTACAAACCGGCTTAGCTCAAGGACCTTTTGATATATTTTATATATCGTCATCCAACATGGTAACATTGGCTACCGGGGTATCCAGGCAATCTCTTTTGAATGGATATACTTTAACTGGAATACCGACAAATGCAACGGTATTAGAAATGCATAATACTGATCCAGACTGTTTAACAACTGCGTCTTACTTTTTCCCCACGCCGACACCCACACCTACTCCCAGTCCCACGCCTACGCCTACGCCTAGCCCGACCAGTACACCCACGCCTACGCCTACGCCTAGCCCGACTGCTACACCGACGATTACTCCGACTATAACTCCGTCAGTAACGCCTTCTATAACTCCGACGATTACTCCGACAGTTACCCCGACGGTAGTATATTATGCTTATTTCGATTCTGGATATAGTGGAGGAAATTCTGCTTGTACAGGCCAAGGCACTGCATACTCTAGATTAACAGCCGTACCCGGATCTACTGTTACATTATCATTTACCATTTCTCAATTTGTAAACGGTATAGCGTCGCCTTACACTAAGGTATGTATAAGCGGTGAAGTATATAATACGACGTTACCGTATGTAAGTCCTGTACCTGGAGGTACTACTTATTTAACTGATTCTCAGAATACTACTACAGTACCTTCTTCTATTAGTCATACTACAAGTACTACAGTAACGATACCTGGAAGTGGATATATAGACATGTTGGTATATTATAGAACGCAAAACCTCGCTAGCAACTTCAGCGCAGGTAGCGGCTTACTTAAGATTACCGCAATTAATGGCACTCCGGTATCTAATGGTGATCAGATAGTAGCTACTTATGCTTGCAGTAATGCGGGAGCTTGTTAAAATTAAATAAATGGTCCAATATCAACCTTTCACTTTAAGCTTTAAAAACGAACATCTGATTATAGAAAAAAATATCAGATGTCGCGTAAAAGAATATGAGATGAATTATAGTTATAATCCATCTTTGTTAACTACCGGAAGCATTGAAAATATGGTATCTTTTGCATCCGGATCTAGTTTTACACCATATGCTTCTATGGTTGGTTTATATAACGATGCTAATGAATTGTTAATGGTAGCTAAATTTTCTCAACCTCTACCTATCTCACCCGAAACAGATACAAATATTTTAATAAGAATAGATGTCTAATTGGTTATTTAAAAATGAAGTTATGGATGATATAAGCAAGTTTCCTGAAAAGGCACACGCTTTTATCTATAAGATTACTAGGATTTCTGATGGTAAATTTTACATAGGTAAGAAGAATTTATATTCAGAAAGATCAAAAAAACTCACTAAAAAAGAAATTTCTGAACAAACTGGCCCTGGTAGGAAACCTACTAAGAAAAAAGTGGTCTCTGAAAGCGATTGGAAGGCCTATTTTGGCTCCGAAAGTACTTTGAAGGCCGACGTAAAGGCCATGGGGCCAGAGGCCTTTAAAAGAGAGATTTTGATGGTATGCTTTCATAAAAAACAGACTACTTATCAGGAACTCAGATTTCAGATATTACATGGATGTTTAGAATCCGATAATTGTTATAACGATCAGTTTTTAGGAAAATTTTGGAGAAAAGATATTTAAGTCGTATCTTTATCCTATGGAAAATTTATTATCCGGCCTTTTAGATCATGTACTAGGCTCTAGTGAGCCGGGGTCAAAATCTAATCGGAAATATGTTTGTCCTTTTCATGTTTCCAACCCCCCAGGAAAAAGAAAATTAGAAGTAGATATTGTTACCGATAGTGAAGGTAATAATAGATGGGCTTGCTGGGCTTGTGGTGCTAAGGGTAGAACTATAAGAAATCTTTTTAGAAAGATGAATGCGCCTGAAAAGGCACTTAAAAGTCTTTCTACTATTGTAGTCAAATCCGAGACCGATAAAGCGGATAATTCCATTTTTGATGGGGTATTACCGGAGGAATACAAATATCTGCTTGATGCTAAACCTACCGATATTCTTGCTAAACATGCGATGCTTTACCTCAAAAAAAGAGGAATAACCGAAAATGATATTAAAAAATATCAGATAGGATATTGTGATGAGGGTAAATACGCGGAAAGAATTATTGTCCCATCTTTTGATGCTGATGGAAATATTAATTATTTTATAGGCAGATCTTTTGATCCTGAAGTAACTTATAAGTACAAGTTTCCTCAAACATCTAGGGATATTATAGCATTTGAAATGTTTATAAATTGGGATGTTCCTATTGTATTATGTGAGGGGGTTTTTGACATGCTGGCAATAAAAAGAAATGTTATACCTTTGTTAGGCAAATCGATTACACCTAAATTGATGAAAAAATTAATTGAGCCTCAAATTAAAAAGGTGTATATTGCACTTGATAATGATGCCATGAAAATGGCACTAAAACATTGTGATACATTGCTTTCTATGGGCAAAAAAGTATTTCTAGTAAGTACTGAAAAGAAAGACGCATCTGAAATGGGTTTTGAATCTTTTCTAGAACTTATTCAAAGTACTCCCCCGTTAACCTCAGATCGATTATTAAAATATAAAATGATGTTATGAACAATTCAGAATTTTTGATTCAGTTGGATCAAACCAGCTACAAAACACCGGATGTTAGTAAAAAAGGTTCAGCCAAAGCTGCTACAAATTTGTATTCTGCTATTATGGAAGGTAATGTCTCCGCCGTTCAAGTAGCCGAAATGTTCAAATTTGTTGAAGAAACATCTAAGCAACTTAAAGAACTTGCTGATGAAAATGGTGAAAATACTTTTACTGAATTAGTCCGAGAAGAGATTAAAAACAATTCCGATGATGGTAAATCTTTTACTACCAAATTTGGAACAAAATTCGAACTTCTTGAATCCGCAACGAAACAAGATTTTTCTGCTTGTGGAGATCCGATTTGGAATCGTCTTAATGAGGAGCTTGAAGTGATGAAAGCTAAAATTAAGGAGCGAGAGTCTTTCCTTAAGAGCCTTAAGGGTGCTACTAAAATTGGAAACATCATAGATCCCGATACTCAGGAGCTATTTGAGAATGTTGAATTGTATCCTCCTATTAAAACTTCTACATCGACGTTTAAACAGACTATGATCAACGGTTAGTTTTCGATATTTATATAGGTATATACTACCTATATGATCGAACAAAATCAAAAATACCCCTGTTTTTACCCAGGGACCTTTAATCCTCCGACAAAACTACACCTAAACGCCGTTCACTGGCTTCTTTCTAAACCGGAAGTAGGCCATGTGAACGTCGTTATTGGTGCTGATGACCCTAAAAATCCATCCCCTCTCTCTCAGGATCAAAAAGCTCTTCTGTGGGAAATACTTCTTAAGTCTAAATTTGCCCCACAAGTTTCTATAATTAAAGCAAAAAATGGCGGTCCTGTAAAGGAAATATATAGTCTTTTCGAGAAAAAGAATAAAATGCCAGCTTATATAGCTTTACATGAAAAAGCTAGTAGAAATAAGAAATTCCAGGAAATGTTTGACGTATTTCCTCATTACGGAATTCAAATAGTTCCATCTCAATTTAATAAATCTTCTGAAAGGGTTCTTTCAGGTTTAGCTTCTGATGATATGAAAGTCATCAAGAATGAATTACCTCCTGATTTTTCAGAAGATATGACAAAAGCTTATATAGATATTCTCAAACAAAAAAATGACCCGGAAGCTCCGGACGAACAATCTCCTACAATAAGAGATAAATACGCTAGTTATTTTGATGATGGTTTTTGGAAAAATTCTTTAAGTCTATAAAAATAATACGAACCAAAAATGAAATTTTTAACGATTTTTTCGGATTTAGTCAAGGGGTGTAATTGTGATAGTTACAATTTGTCTGAAGGTATGTTACATCATATAGAAAACAATCTGCCTTTAACAGAAAACATTTATCGACCTTCTTCTGCAAAGTATTTCGAACTCTTTATAGAAGCTAGAGAGCTTCATAAAAAAGGAGAATTAGAACTCAATGAGGTAGAAAAAAGTATTCTTATAAACACCGATCTGGGTGAATTTGGAATATATGAAGGTATAAAAGTTCCTTTAGATTTTCCTATGAGCTATGAGCAACTTTTGGAAGCTAAAAAAGCTGCTAAAAAACAGCCCGCTCTCAACAAACCACATCGCGGCGGCAGTAAGAAATTCTATGTTTTTGTCCGCAAGCCCGGAGGAGGAATAAAGAAAGTATCTTTTGGAGATACCTCAGGATTAAAAGCTAAAATCAATGATCCTAAAGCCAGAAAATCTTTTGCGGCTCGTCATAAATGCGCCCAGGCTAAAGATAAAACTATGGCTAATTACTGGTCGTGCCGACTCCCAAGATATGCAAAATTATTAGGCATCAAATCTAATTTCACCGGATATTGGTAATATATGACAAACTTTATAAATCTCTTATTAGAATTAGAATTTGATGTTAAAAAAGGAAATGTGTTCCCTTGGAAGAAAGAACCTTCTGCTTTGGGTACACGATATTCTTTTAATACAGGTGAAGAAGGAATAGATTATATAGTAAAATTTATTCCTTTCACTGAAGATGAAACTAAATATGAAAGAATTTATAGGCCTTCTCATAAAATAGGATATGAGATGACCGGAGAAGGAAAAGCTTTTAAAGTTAATGCTACTGTCACAGATATTACTTTAGATTTTTTAAATACTAATAAAGATTGGACAGAAGTTTTTATAAGCCCTATAAATACTAAAAGATTAAATTTAGTTAAAAAATTTCTAGATATTAATATTCCAAAAGACAAATATTTTTTAGATGTTGATGGCGCAGAAGGCACATTAACTATCAGAAGAAAAAAACAATTAAATATTCCTGTAAAACTCAGCAAAAAATCAAAGAAAAAACCGACAGCAGCTTAATATTTTAAAATGAAAAATATGAAATCAAAATCTAACAAAGACATAGAAATTCTTATTAAAAAAATTCTTAATGAAGAAATTAAGAATTTAAATGAGGGAGAATGGGAAGAAAAAAATAAACCCGAGGAAGCTAGTACTTGGGAAAAAATAAAATATACCACGTCACTAATGACGGGAAGATATAAAGTCAATGGTAAATTTTGGGGCAAAGGAAAAGAATTTAAAGCTGCTGAAGAAGAAATAAAAAAACTTATAGATAAACAAGGTAATGAGTTTATAAAAGAATTAGATAATAGCATTCAAGAAAGAAATCCTGAATTCCCTAATAATTTAAAAGGATCTGATTTTTTATCTATTGTATTAGACATTGCTGCTTGTTATGATTCGATAGTAGATGCTGCTAAAAAACAAAAAATTACTATTGATTCTGCGAATGGTGTAATTAATGATTTAAGAGCATACGTTAAACACATACTAGATGCTAAATTAAAAGCCGTTTATTCTACTGTAGATGAAAACGATAATATAACTGAAGAAGAATATAAAAAAATAGATGAAGCTTTTGGATTATTAGAAGACCAAGCTTCTGATATTAGAGCAAAATTTAAAGCAGATAGAGCAGCAAGATCCGGTGACGGTGATAACGCCGATTTTGGTAGTTCTAAAATAAAGACCCTTAGTAAAGATAGATTATCTACTTATCTTCTTGCCGGTAGTGTCGGATTAAATACTTTATCCTGGATGTTTAAATCAGAATGGTTTTTAAACTGGATAAAAGATTTATTTAGTCATGCTGAAACTACCACAACCGCAGATATTTTTAAAAATATTTCAGGAGGTCATGCTGATGCTAGAGGTATGCTTCATTGGATGGGTAAGATAGATGGACATGAAATGAAAACCGGTGCAGATGTTCAAAAATTTATTGGTAAATATGGAGCCGATAATGTAAAACATATGTTTGATGGTAATGGGGGAGGAACACCGGATGAACAAATAAAACAATTACAACAAGTAGTAGGAGGAGAAAATGCTTCTAAACCCGTAGGTCAAATTTTTACTGAGAAAAATGTGACTTACGGTAGCATGAAACACGGTCAAAATCTTTTTGGTATATCTAAAGCAGCTTCTCTTGTTAGTCGTATTTTAATTAAAAAAGGTATAACTACAACTACTAAAGTGGGAGGAGCAGCTGCGGCAGCAAAAGTGGCAGGTGCTGCTAGTATTTTACATGGTGTAGGTATTGCGGCTCTGGTAGCAGGAGCTACAGTAAAAGCGATGAGAATGAAAGGTCTCAGAACTTCAAGAGCTGCTACTTTAAACTCTTTATATCAATCTCTGAGAAATATACCCGGAGGTACTGTTATTAAAACTAAGGGTGAAGTTGATACGAATGTTAAAATATCCCCTTCTGAAATAAATCCCGGTCCTGTAAATAAGGAAGCGCCTGTTGATACAACTAAAATTAAAAAAGAAAAAGAAAAAGAAATCGTTCCATCAGAACAAGATGATTTGTATGCGTCATTAAAAAAACTTTTTAAATATATCTCCGATAATAAATCTAAATTATCCGCTTCTCCTAAAAAAGAAAAAACATCTCCTGAAGAAAAAATTTCAAAAAAGAAAACAAAAGAAGTTCCTAAAGAAACTCCTAAAGATATTTCTACAGAAGAACCTGTAATTAAAAAAGGAGCTGTATATACCTTAATTAATAGGTCAGGAAAACCTTTTCAAATAAAAGTAAAGAATATTGATAAAGAAGAAGGTATGATACAAATAGAAAGGACTGACGGAGTAAAATCTAAAAATCCTTTCATAATGAAAAAAGCTTTATTAAAAGGAATTAAAAAAGCAAAAGAATTAAAAAAATCCGGTTTATCTGAGGCTTTTATAAAAAACATAGAAGTTAAAAAAGAACTTACCTCTGCGGGTTCAAAAGTAAACTTATCTTTTTTTGAAGATCTGTTGAAACTTATAGAAAATGTAAAAAAGAAACTTAAAAAAGAGAAAAGAACAAAGGACGATAGGTTCAATAAGTTGTTAAATAAATTTGAAGACAACTACATAATGGATGTAGATTTTACAAATTTCTTTGATACAGAAGATATTAAATATTTAAAATCTTTAATTGATGATGTTTATTCGTCAGTTTACTCTGGAAAAGATGGCGAAAGTTCTTTTACAAAAAGAATTGCGGATATTTTAGAAGCGACTAAAGAACAGCAAAAAGATTCTACGTCTAAATATATATTTAAATCTAACTTATTGAATTTCCTTCGTGACGCGCTTAAGCTTTTCAAATATATGCATGATAATAAAGTTTCTAAATAACATGTTACCATATACTGAAAAATTTAATGATGGATGGTTTGAAAGGATTTTTAAAACAGAAGTAGAATCTGGAGAAATGAGATGGCATAGAGATCAAGAAGATCGAATAGTAGAGCCATTAGAAACTACAGATTGGTTATTTCAAAGAGAAAACGAATTGCCAATTAAAATAGAAGGTCAAATATTTGTACCAAAAGGGCAATGGCATAGAGCCATAAAAGGTACAGGAGATTTAAAGATTAAAATAAAAAAGTTATGAGCGAAACCCTATTAAAAAAAGAATTTAGAGAAAGAGACGTTAATCGTTTGAGAAATATTGTAACCAAAAAATATGGCGAATCTACAGGCCAGCAAGTAGGTTACATTAAAAAAGAGATCGATTATCAAGAAGGAGACATTTGGGAAGAGAATGGCAAAACTTGGACTATAAAAGACGGAATTAAGCAAACAATAACAAAGCTTACTGAGGTTAAAAAAGCCATAAGAATGCCTCTTCTTTGCCCAGAGTGTAATAAACCAATGAAAAATAGATTAGATAAAAAAATGTATCCTTTGCACAAAAAATGTTTTGATTGTGTGATTGTTATGGAGTCTAAATTGAAATTGGAAGGGAAATATGAAGAATACGCTAGAAATATTATAACAAAAAATATAATAACTCACATAGAAGAGGCCGAACAGTTTATAGAAGAGTTCTATAATGCTGAAAAAGAAGGATATGTGACCGAACAAGGAGACATAGAAGAATGGGATGGTGGCGCAGATAAAGACAAAATAGTAAAAGAATGGAAAGAAGGGCTACAAGAATTGAAAAATAGCCTGGAAAAGTAAATATTTATACGTATAAAACAATAAAAATGAAAATCATAAAGATCTTTAAAGACTCTTTGCTTGAAGCAAAAAAGAAAAAACCCTCTGCTGGTCTCACTAAAAAACAGAAATCCGATGTAGCTAAAAAAGCTAAAGCTGGTAAAGACATCGGTAAAAAAGGAAAAGGTTTTGAAAAAGTAGCCGCAAAAGCCGCTAAACAATACGGATCCAAAGAAGCCGGTAAGCGCGTAGCAGCCGCAGCAATGTGGAAGAACATTAAAAGAATTAAAGAAAATGATGGAATGGATCACGAAGTCTCCATGGCTCAAAAAAGTCTTAAATCCATCATGCAGTCTGCGGCTGAGCTTTCTCAAAAAATAGGAAACCAGGAAAGAGATATCCCCGGATGGATCCAGGACCATATTACCAATGCTGAAAACTATATAGATCAGGCATCTAAAGGTTTTCATGAATTAGGCGAATAAAATAAAAATATGATAAAATTTTTAGATTTATTAATAGAAGACCAAAAAGCTCCTAATTCTTTCACTTTAACAAATGAGCAAATAGACCTATTTAAAAAAATGGGTGCTTTTTTGTCTACAGGTGGAAATGAATTATATATACCTGATCTAGTATGGATAGACTTAAATAGAAATGTCAGAGGCGTTGCTAACAAATTTAAAAATGCCTTTTATAGAACTTTTGATTTCGGAGAAGAAACTCTGGCTTCTACTATAATGACTGCTATAAAAAAATCTGTGCAAAAAACTAATCAAACTGTAAATATTAAAGGTAAAAAATATCATGTTTTATTTGGACATAGGTCTAAAAATGATGTTTTTACATTTATGAATCCTTATAGAAAAGACACTCAAGAAGAGAATTTTAGTTTTCTAGATCTTTTAAAAGAGGTAAAATCAGAAAGAACCAAATCCGGTAGAAAAGTTCCTGGTAAATATCTTACTAAGAACAAAAAGGATATGAAGGATGAGATCGAAAGAGTTAAAAAACTAAAAGCTAATGATCCTTCAGCCTATGGTAAATGGAAAGCTGATTATGCTGATAAATCCAAAAAGAAAGCTTATAAGACTAAAAAATCTAAAGCTACCGTTGCTTATGAAAAAATGTTCAAAAATAAAGAAAAATGAAGTTTTTAAAGATAATTAAACAACTGGCTGAATCTGATTGGCAATTAGAATATTCACCGGCTGAAATAGAAAATTTTAGAGAAGTTTTAATAAATAATGTTGATGATATTAAAGGTTTATTCGGCGATCAATATAGAAATTTAGTACATACTAGTTCTTTAGATAACGATTCAGTAATCTCTGCGTTAGAGCAAATCAGAGATGATGAAAACATGAAAAACGATTTTAAAGATTCTAAAAATCTATTTGGTGAAAATATAGTAAATGCAGCTATAAAAATTTTTGATGCAAAATCTAAACCTGGGAGTACGCCATTAGAAGAAAGCGCGGTAGATAAAGCCTTATCTAAGAAAGCTAAGGCTTCTGGCATATCTAAAAGCATATTAAAACAGGTATATTCTAAAGGCGCACGTGCCTGGAAAAGCGGTCACCGCCCAGGTGTAGCGCAACAACAATGGGCTATGGGTAGATTAAACAGTTTTATAACGGGAAAGGGAGGAGCTAGAAAAGCCGACGCTAAATTATGGAAAAAAGTTAAAAAACGAAAGTAGTAAAATGCATAACGAAAGCAATTTAATAGTCGCCGTAATAAGTTCATTAATGACCGCTGTAATAGGTCCAATAGCTGTACACTATATTAAATTGTTCAGCGAAAAAAAGAAAAAAGATACTTTATCTGAATCTATAGCTACAAGTAAAACGATAACAGAAAAATTAGAAGAAATTAAAGTCGATAATAACGCTGATCGTGTTTGGCTCATTCAATTTCATAACGGGGGACATTTTTATCCTACCGGCAAATCAATACAAAAATTCAGTATAGTCTATGAAGTTTTAAATACTGGAGTAATCCCTTGTCAAAACCAATTTCAAAACATCCCAGTTAGCCTTTTTACTAATACCATAAATTATTTACATAAAGGTGAAATAATAGCTATTTCTGATACTGATTTAGAAGATAAAAAACACGAAGGTTTTACTTCTATAGTAAGCGGGTCTCATGTTAAAAGCACTTATCTTTTTCCTTTGTACAATATAAAAAGCGCGTTTATTGGTATAGTAGGTATTGACTATGTTAATAAAAAAACAGAATTGTCTGAGGAAAAAATAACGGATATAGCTTTAGAGCTTTCTACAATAGGAGGCGTAATAAATAACTATTTAGCATCATGATTAAGTTTATAGATTTATTAGAAGAATACGGTGGTAAAGAATATGTATTGCCTGAAAATCATAAAGCCGGTATGAAAGTTCCAAAAGGCGGTGCATGTTGTGCTAATTGCAAATATTGGCATGAAGGCACAAAAGATAAAGAAGGATATTGTGGTAATGACTACTATGAAAAATGGAGTGGGGTAAAATCTATTCCTTATCATCCCTTACAATATTGTAGTGATTGGTGGGAACCTAAGAAAGATTAAAAGCTATATTTATATATATGAAACCCAATTATTTTCAAGTTTTTAGATATAAATTGGCTGAAGCTGAAGAGATCTCTAAAATAGACAATGAGTCTGATTTAGATAAAATTTTAGGTAAATCTAAAAAAATCACTTCAGTTTTAACTAAACTACTGACTACTCAAGATCGATATAATAAAGAGGCAGAAAAACAAATCAGAGAAGTAGTCTCTGATATTCGTTGTATTTCTTATAAGCCTACTACTTTTAGAATTATGATACCGAATGGTAATTTTTTCGATATGAAGTATGATCCTACTCCATTAGAAACAGAATACCCGGAAGATTTTGAACCTAGCGATTCTTTTACAATAATTGTTAGTGGTAAAAAATATAATATAGCTAATAAATCTGAATATGAACAATGTTTAGATTATATAAATAATCTTTTGAAAAACGGCCCCATTTCTAAGGAACCCGAACCGGAAACTCCTGAGGAAGAAAGCCCAGAAGAAAAACCGGCAGAAGAACCCGAAGAAAAGAATCCTGAAGAAACACCCGAAGAAAATCCTACAAAATAATGGAATTATCTAAATACCAAAATGTACATAAAGACGTAAGGGTATCTGAACAAAATATTATCCCTTATATAATGGATTTGTCGGAATATATGTCTGGAAAGGTTGAACTTAAACCTTATCCTAATTTAATTTTTTCTTCGGATGCTAGATATGAAAAAGATCCTTTTGGAAAAACGGCTTTTTACGACCCAGAAAGAAAACTTATTGTATTATATACTGCCGGTAGGCACATTAAAGATGTTCTGAGAAGCTTTGCTCACGAAATGATTCATCATAATCAGAATATAACTGGTATGTTCTCCAAAGAACATCATCACGGGTTATCAGATCCCAGGTATGCCGAACACGATGAACATCTCGCTAAGATGGAAGCGGATGCATATTTGAGAGGAAACATGCTTTTTAGGACATGGGATGATCAATATAAATGATTCTATGTCAGAAAATCAGAAATCGCTCAAAGAAATTATAAGAGAAGAATATGTAAAATGCGCTAAAGATCCAATTTACTTTCTAAAAAAGTATGTATATATACAGACTTCAGAAGGTAGAATGTTATTTAATCCGTATTTGTTTCAAGAAAAACTTCTTTTCCTTTTAAGCAAACACGATCGTACTATTATATTAAAATCAAGGCAGTTGGGTATTACTACTCTTTCTGCCGCTTACGCATTGTGGTTGATGATCTTTAAAAAAGATCAATCGATCCTCGCTTTGGCTCCTACTCAAGAAAAAGCCAGAAATATTGTTGATAAGGTTAGGTTCTCTTACGACGAATTACCTTCCTGGCTTAAAGTAGCCTCATTAGAGAACAACAAATTAAGCCTAATACTAGTAAATGGTTCTAAAATTAAAGCCGCTTCTGGAGCCTCAGAAAGCGCCAGAGGCTATACTGCAAATGTTCTTATTCTAGATGAGGCTGCTTTTATAGATAATGCTGAAGAACTTTGGGGATCTGCACAGCAAACCCTGGCTACTGGTGGTAAAGCTATCATTTTATCCACCCCTAATGGTATAGGCGGCTTTTTCCATCAAATGTGGGCCAATGCGGAAGTTGGCGATAATAACTTTGTTCCTATTAAACTAAGATGGGATGTTCATCCTAGTAGGACTAAATCTTGGAGAGAAGATCAAGATAAAGAATTGGGTAAAAGAATGGCCTCGCAAGAATGCGACTGTTCATTTTTATCTTCCGGGGATACCTATTTTGACTCAGAAGATCTAGAATATTATTCTCAAAACGTTATGGATCCCATAGAAATGAGAGGATTCCAGAAAGATTATTGGATTTGGGAATATCCTGATTTCACTAGGAATTATATGGTTATTGTAGATACTGCAAAGGGTGACGGATCCGATTATTCCACAGTTCAAGTATTAGATATTTTTTCTGGAGCGCAAGTAGCTGAATATAAAGGAAATATGGAAACAAAAATGCTTTCCAAATTTGCTGTAGGTGTAGCATTGGAATACAATAATGCGCTTCTTATCATTGAAAATACTGGATTAGGTCATTCTACTATGACTGATGTATTAGAATTGGGGTATAATAATATCTATTATTCTCCTAAGGGGGATACATTAAATACCTCTCAATATATGGTCAAGTATTATGACTATGACATTTCAAAAATGACTGCTGGATTTACTACATCTACCAAAACAAGGCCGGAAGTTCTCTTGGCTATGAGAAATTATGTCAAAGAACATTCGGTAAAAATAAATTCTATACGTACCGTAAATGAAATGAATACGTTTGTTTGGAAAAATAGCAAACCTCAGGCTCAAACTGGATATAATGATGATCTGGTTATACCATATGCAATAGGTTTATATCTAAGAGATAGTGCCATACAATACAAATCTCAAGGTGTAGAAATGCAAAGAGCGGTGTTAAATAACATATCCAGGCAAACATCATATGTAAATAATGATAATGTATCTCCGATAAAAAATAATCCCTACCATCTGAATATTAATGGTCAGAATGAGGATATTAGCTGGTTGGTGCGTTAAACTATATATTTATATATACTATGCCATATTTGTATAGACATATAAGATTAGACACTGAAAATGTGTTTTATGTAGGGATAGGATCCGATGATGATTTTAAGAGGGCGTATGAAAAGTCCAATAGAAATAAGCATTGGAGGAATATAACTAATAAGACAGAATATCTCGTCGAGATCATGTTAGATGATTTGACCTGGGAACAGGCCTGTGAAAAGGAAATCGAGTTTATTAAGTTATATGGTAGGTCGGATTTGGGTTTAGGATCTCTTTGTAATTTGACAGAAGGTGGAGAAGGTGTTATAGGAATGAGGCATAGCGATGAAACCAAAAAGAAATTAAGTGAAGATAACAAAAGACCAGAAAAAATGGTCATTTGTATGGAGAACTATAAAAAAATGATAACTCCGGAGGCTATAGCAAAAGCTACCGCTAATAGAGATTATAAAGAAATAACAAGAAAAAGATTGTTAAAGACCGACTATAATAAAATAAGAGAAGCCTCTCAAAAGGCAGTATTGCAGTACGATTTAAAAGGAAATTTTATTAGAGAATGGAAATCTATTACAGAAGCTGGTCGAATTTTAAATATAGCATCTCCTAATATAACTAAATGTTGTAAAGGATTAAGAAATATTGCTGGTGAATTTATTTGGAAATATGTTGATAATAATATAGCATTTAAGGTAAAACCATATAGAACAATAAAAAAAGAAGTTTTTAAGTATGATATCAATATGCATTTTATATGTAAATACGAATCTGTAAGAGAAGCTTCTATAAAATCAAATGTTCCAAAAGCAAACATCACTGCTTGTTGCAATAAAAAATGTAAAAAGGCAGGAGGATATATTTGGAGATTTGCTAAAATAAATAATAATTAAATAACTGATTATCAAGATGGTAGACCGTAGCCTATTTCCTCGTTTGAAAAGATTGTTCTCTACGGACGTTGTTATTCGCAATGTGGGCGGCAAGCAACTGCGCGTTATGGACGTTGAACGCATACAGTCGTTCGGCCAACTTCAGACTAATAGTCTCGTAGACCGCTTTACGCGCCTTCATAAGGCAGGTCAAAGAATGCAGTTTAATCCGACATTAAACTACCAGACTTTAAGACTTCAACTTTATGCCGATTATGAAGCTATGGATACGGACGGTATCATTTCTTCTGTATTAGATATCATATGTGAAGAAGCAACTTTAAAAGGAGACACTAACGAAGTGTTGACTATAAGAAGTTCAAATGAGAATATTCAAAGAATATTATACAATCTCTTCTATGATGTATTAAACATAGAATTTAGTCTCCCGATGTGGATTAGATCCATGTGCAAATATGGAGACTTTTTCCTTAAAATGGATATTGCTGAAAAATTCGGTGTGTATTCTGTACGCCCTTTATCGGTATACGATATGCTCAGAGAAGAGGGCCAGGATCCGAACAATCCTTCTTATATCAGGTTTATCTATGATCCAGTAGCAGTTGCTGGTGGTACAACAGCTACTAAAAATAAGGAAACATTTGAAAATTTTGAGATAGCTCACTTTAGATTACTTACAGATACTAACTACTTGCCTTTTGGTAGGAGCTACATAGAACCCGCCAGAAAATATTTCAAACAATATACTCTTATGCTCGACGCTATGCTTCTTCATAGAATCATGAGAGCGCCTGAAAAAAGAGTTTTTTATATAAATGTTGGTAATATTCCTCCGAATGAAGTAGACGCTTTTGTTCAAAAAACAGTGGCTACAATGAAAAAAACTCCGTTTTTGGATCAGCAAACCGGAGATTACAACCTTAAGTTTAATGTTCAAAACATGCTTGAGGATTTCTATATTCCCGTAAGACCTGGAGATAATACCACAAAAATCGATACAGCTAAAGGTCTTGAATATGCCGGTATCGAAGACGTAGAATTTTTAAGAGACCTTATGTTAGGTTCTTTGAAAGTTCCCAAATCCTTTTTAAACTATTCTGATGAACTCAACGGTAAATCTACTATATCAGCTCTTGATGTTAGATTTTCCAGGACTATCGAAAGAATTCAAAGAATTGTTATCAGTGAACTTGAAAAGATAGCATTAGTCCATCTTTATGTTCAAGGATTTGAAGATGCAGATTTGGTGAATTTTAAGTTAGGCCTTAATAATCCTTCTATTATTTACGAGCAAGAAAAAATTGCTCTTCTTAAGGAGAAGGTTGATCTGGCTTCTAATATCATAGAAAAGAAGATATTCTCTTCTGATTGGATCGGAGATAAAATTTTCCAAATGAGCGAAGACCAAATTTCTGAACAGAGAGATCTTATTGTAGAAGATGTTAAGAGAACTTTCAGGTACAATCAAATAGAAAATGAAGGTAATGATCCTGCTCTTTCTGGCGAATCCTATGGTACGCCTCATGATCTTGCTACGGTTTACAACAAGAAGAATAGAGGAGAAGATGTTCCTGATGGATATGATGAATTTGAAGAAACTCCTGTAGTAGGTAGACCTAAAGAAAAATCTTCTATATATAAAACCGACAAGTCTGCTTTTGGTCGGGATCCTATGGGATCTAGTGGCATGAAAGACATAAAACCGGATAATCAAAATGTATCTAGGCAACTAAGACCTTTCGCTTTAGAATCCATGAAAGGTTTAGAAAGCAAAAGAAAGAAGAAAATTATTCTTTACGAACAAAAAATTGAAGAACCTAGTCTATTAGATGAAAAAAATCTAATGAATGATGAGGATGAATAATATTTATAATAGATCCGGATCTCAAAATGAAGTTAAAACATAATAAACTCAGAAATCCTGCTATCCTGTTTGAACTGCTTGTTCGCCAGATAAGTTCAGATACCTTTAAAAATAAGGATTCTGCTTCTGTCGATATAATTAAAAAGCATTATAAAAACACGCAAATAGCTAAAGAGTATAAAATTTATCAAACATTGGCTGAAGCTAAAGAAATGTCTGAAGCAAAGGCTAATGTTCTTTTAAATATTGCTATTGAAGCTCATAGAAAACTCAATAAATCGGCTTTAAAAAAGCAAAAATACGATCTTATTTCTTCTATAAAGGAGAATTACGATCTTGATGAGTTTTTCAAAACAAAAATTGAAAATTACAAGACATTAGCTTCTATTTATTTGCTTTTCGAAATCAGCTCTTCCGACATAATAGAACCGCAGAAAGAAGCACAATACCGATATACTATCTTGGAAAATATGTGCTTAAAACCTCACGTCGAACAAAAAGATGAGGTGATAGAAGAGTATAAAACTCTTGATAAAGGCACAAAAGTATTGGTATACAAACTCCTCGTTCAGAAATTTAATGAAAAATATTCTGATCTTGATATCAATCAAAAGAATCTTTTAAAGGAATATATTAATAATAATTCTTCTTCCGATAAATTAAGGGAATATATAAATCTTGAGATGGTTAGAGTAAAAGCTGACCTCAAAAAGAAAACTTCCAAATTAAAAGATGAAGTCAGAAAAATCAAAATGAATGAGGTGATGAACTTCATTCAAGAAATTCCTGAAAATAAACCGGTTTGTGACAAAGATGTAGAAAATCTTCTTTATTACTACGAATTACAAAAAGAATTCAATGCGTTTGAAAAAATCTAAGAAGATAAAAGAAATGTCAGCAACCGGTGGAGGTGCAGCTCCTGGAACTGGAGCATCAGTAACACCCGGATCCGGCGAAGGCGTCGCTACTAAATATGCTTTTGGTGGTGCCGGAGGTACTAAATCTAAAAGAAAAAAAGGAATTCTTCTTTACAAAAAGAAAATTAGGGAGTGTTTAGAGAATTTAAATGACTCTCAAAATTTATATAACAGTTTTGTATCCTCAGCTATTAAATCGATATCAAAAAATAAATAAGTATAATATATTTATAATCATGACAACTCAAACCTTATATCAAAAGACATTAAATGAACAGATGACACAATCCGATTTCTTGTGGACTGTTCGTAGAGATCCTAATTATTCCGGTATCCTTACCAATACTATGACCTTTGAAGATACTGTAAAGACTTTAAAGAATAAAGGATTTATCTGGGATAATAAAGAGTCTGAAGTTAAATCTTTTGATTTTATTGGCACTATGAAATCTTTAAATGAAGGTGCTAAAAAACAAAAATTGAAGGGTGGTAAAGGAGATAATCTTACACCCGATCAAGTGAATTATCATGAGTTCACTAAAGGTTGGAAACATGAATTAGAGCATACAGATGATATTGATAAAGCTAAAGAAATTGCTTTAGATCACCTCGCTGAAGACCCTAATTATTATACTAGGCTGGACATGATCGAATTTCAAGCCAAGAAAAAGAATAGGACCGATCTTCCTATAGATATCAGCAAAAAGAACTCTCCTAAGAAAGATCCCAACAATCAAATGGTTCCTGCTGATAAAAAAAAAGTAAAACCAAACGTAGCTGACAACCAGGGAAAAAAGGAAAAAGCACGTAGCAAATCTGGCGGTGTCAAAAAAATGAAGGGCGGTTATGCTCAGATGAAAGCTGTTAATGAATCTGTTGATGAAGCGGAAAATCCTTATGCTTCAGGCAAAGGTCCCGGCAGACAAAAAACTGTTAATTACGGATTAACAGGTAAAGTCGGAACAGATAGAACACCTGCCGGACACGGCGAATATGGAAAACATAGAACTGCATCAGCTGATGATATTAAAAAATCAGCTTTTAAAGAAGGGGCTATTCACGAAATTATGTTTGATACTGCTAGTATCAAAGATATAAAGAAACAAAGACTTACTATATACAGAAAATTAGATGAGCATGAGTATAAAATGCTAAAATCTAGTCATAAAATTAATGCATCTATAGTACCTTCTGATAAAAGCGAATCTTATCAGGACGTTTATATTTTTGAAGCTCCTAGGAAAAATTCCTATGGTAAAAGAGGTGGTGATTTGTTTAAATATAGGACCAACCTCAGTGCTGAAGAATATAAGAATATTCCTGAAGATATTAAAGAAGCATTAGTATTAGAAAAAGTTCCTATTGAAGATATTGTTTTAGGTCTTGATATGAGACCTATGCCTTCTCCTGCTTTTAAAGATCTTCTTGAAGAAGTAAAGAGAAGAATGAATGAAGCTGAGGAGCCTAAAATTTCTAATAGAAAAGAAAATGAGTACAATGTTTACATGACTCTTGCCGGAGGAGTAGAAAAAGTTAAAAAAGGAGTAAAACTTTCTGATCAGCAAGTTAGTAAACTCAAAAAACAATATGGAGTTACTAAAGTAGTATTAGCATCCGAAGATAAAGAAAAAAATACTAAAGACAAAGAATATATTTGGAAAAAGAAAAACGATACTAATACTAGCTCTGGTACATTATCTGACGATGAATTTAAAAAATTAGAGGCAGATCCTAATGTAGAATTTATAGGATTAAAATCCGATTTTGACAAAGAAAAAGCTGCAAGTTCCCCTGCCCCCAGCACAACTAAAAAAACTGTTTGGGCCGGTAAAAAAGCGCCTCAAAGCTCGGTTGCTAATATAACTAAAGGTAGTGCTGTTAGCAAACCTGAAGGTGATCAATATCGTGTTCAAGTTAAAATCGGTGATAAGTGGGTAGATTCTATTTTAACTGATACTGAAATAGAAAATAGAAAAAAGAAAGGATATGAAGTAAAAAAACTTTCAGATACACCTATTGGTAAAACCGGTTCTAAAACTTTAGTTAAAACTACTGATCCTACAGGTAAAGAAGTTGGTGCTAAAGCTCCTGAAAAGAAAACTGCTACTGATGCTCCAAAAGATAAAAAAACAACAAATAAAGACGATGCTTCAGCTAATTATAATTTTTATGTAGAAGACAAAAATAAAAAGCAAGTATACGGATTTAATGATCTTAATAGAGCTAAAGAGTTAGTAGATAAAAATAGACAAAAAAATTATAGAATTATCAGTCGAGTACAGGCTAAAGGTATGGGATATATTAAAGAAGATTTTTCCAGTAAAGATAAATCTCTCATTCTTAATAAGAAGGTAAATTTTATAATTCCTAGTTCTGAAAATCCTGATACTAAAGAAGAAGTTTCTACTGATGTTAAATCTGCATCTTTCAATAAAAAGAAGCAGCAATTTAATATTTCTACTTCTAATGGCGGTAAACTTTCTTTCTCACTTGATCCTAGGGGAGTTCCTGTTGGAGTATTTTTCAAAGGAGATGGTAAAAGCTATAAAGTACTTGATATCCTTCCTCCTTTAACTACAATGGTTAGTAAAGTTTTTAAAAACAAAGGTGAAGAAGAAACCGCCGAGGATACAGTACTTGAACAATATATTAGAAAAAGAATCCAAAAAGCTTTATCTGAAGATTACAGCGACTTAGGAGCATATATGGGATATATTGGTCCCGAAGTAAAAAAAAAGAAGTTAGATGACCTCATGAAAAGATATGAATGGGGGTATCAAACTAGCGATGATCCTGCCGTAAGAGACAGAGGTCAACAATATAATAGGGACGTGGCTAGATATATCTATGAATTAGGAGAAGACGGAATAAAAATTTTTAATTCTTATGCTCCTGACGGATATCAAATTTCAAATGTAGATGATTTAGGCGGTGATGCGCAGACTAAATCCGGTCTTCCTCAAGACAGAGCTTTCAATCCTAATGCTCTTACAATGAGAGAATCATTATCTCCTGAAGAGCAAGATATTGTAAAAAATGCTAAAAGGTGGAATGATCCCAACTCCCAGGAGTTTAAGTCCGCTAAAGCTGCTTTACAAGCTTTAGTAGCTAAATATAAAGAAAAAGACATTCCAAAAGAAATTTTAGATGCTATAAAACAAATGAGCGATTTAGATAAATAATTTAACAATGCTTTTAACAGAATACTACCAGATTAAATTAGATAATAAGCAATTAAACGAAGCTGTAAATGGTAATCCCGGAGGACCTATGATTCTCAAAGGGATTATCATTCAGCGTTGTAATGCTAAAAATAGAAATGGTAGGATTTATCCTAAAGAAGTTTTAAAACGTGAAGTGGATAAATTTGTTGAGAACATGGTAAATCAAAATAGAGGCCTTGGAGAATTAGATCATAGCCAGGATAATGTGGTCAATTTAAAGAACGTATCTCACAATATAAAAAAAATTTATTGGGATGGAGATGACGTTATGGGAGATATTGAAATTCTTGATAGTCCCGAATTTCCTGCTGGAAGAATTGCTGCTGGTCTTTTAAAAAGAGGCATTCCTGTAGGTATTAGTTCTAGGGGTATGGGTAGTGTGGATGAAAGTAGAGATGGTACTCTTACAGTAAATGATGATTTTAATCTTCTAACCTTCGATTTAGTTTCTTTTGAAAGCACTCAAGGTGCTAATCTGTCTCTCAATGAAGGACATTCCTCTAATTTAATAGAATCGTATAAGAGGCTTGATGATGTTATAAGGGACATTATTTGCAATAATGCTGGCTATTGTCCCTGCGATTAATAAATTTTTTTTAATTTTTTTGAGGTTTTATTAATTTTTTTCTAAAGCATTGATATTTATTGTTGAATTACGCGCCTAATACTCTTTTATTTCTTTTAAAGAGTCGCTTAATAAAACTTATTACACCTCTCTAATAGGCGTAAATCCAAAAAACAATTTTAAGGTAAAACAAAATGAAGAACAAGAATCTATTAAAAGATGCTATGGCTGATGCTGATGCTATCAAGAAGTTAGCCGTAGAAAATGCAAAAGCTAGTTTAAACGAAGCTTTTGATTCCAAGATCAAATCCATTCTTGCTGCTAAACTCCAAGAAGAAGCAGAAGAAGAAGACGAAGATGAAGACGAAGCAGCTATCTCTAAAAAGAAGAAAGCTAAAATGCATAAAGAACCGGATGCTGACAATATGGGTGGCAAATCGGATCATGATGCTGATAACAAAGAAGACGAAGACGAAGATGAGTCTTTTGATATCGATGCTATCTTAGCCGAAATGGAAGGCGAAGAAGACGAAGATGAAGATGAAGATGAAGATGAAGCTAAAAAGTCTGAAGAAGAGGAAGAAGAGGAAGAAGAGGAAGAAGACGGCGAAGAAGATTCTGAAGACGAGGCTAAAAAAGCTGAAGAAGACGAAGAAGACGAAGAAGAGGAAGAAGAAGATTCTGAAGACGAAGCTTATTCCGAAGAGGAAGACGAAGACGAAGAAGTCAACTGGTATAATAAAAAGGGCAAAAAAGTAAAAGAAACTTCTAAAGAAGAAGACGAAGATGAAGACGAAGGTGTTGACGAAGAAATTAACATCGACGCGCTTTTAGCCGAAATGAAAGAAGAAGACGAAGAAGACGAAGATGAAGAAGTCAACTGGTTCCAAAAGAATCCTGCTGGCGGAAAAAGAAAAATGAAAGAAGGCGAAGAAGAGGATGAAGAAGAAGATGAAGCTGTTGTTGATCCTAATGCTATCGCTGGTGCTATCGGAGCAGGTGGTGCAGGTGCTGCTATTTTAATTGGATTTATTAGAGATACGCTTAAAAATATGAAAGCTAAGGGTGTTACCTCTATAGATCAAGCAATTCAAAAAGCTGAAAAAGAAGAAGATCCTTGGTTTAAATCCCTTCTTAAAAAAGTTAGCTCTGCAATGAAACGGACCGCATCTGCTGCAAAAGATATGCGTACTCAGGCTGATGTTGATGAAACTAAAGTTCAAGAACTTTCCGAACAAATGCAAAAACTTGTTAAGAAAGTAAACGAAACCAATCTTATCAACGCCAAACTTCTGTATCTGAATAAGATCCTTCACAAACATAATCTGTCTGAAGGACAGAAACTTAAAGTAATCGCTGCTTTCGATAAAGCTGCTAGCGTTAAAGAAGCAAAGATTGTTTATGAATCCTTAAATGGTGCAATCGGAGTTAAGAACGATAAAACTAAAACTAATTTGAAAGAATCTATGGGATTTGCTTCTAAAGCTGTTGGTGGTTCCACTAAGCGTGGTGATATCATCACAGAAGCTGATCAGCAGGTCGCAAGATGGCAGAAGTTAGCTGGTATTAAAGTTAAAAAGTAAACAAAAATAAAAAAACAAAAAACAAATGAACGTACAATCTCTATTAGAATCCGCAAATCCGTACGCTTCTATGATGACCGAGGCTCAGCGCCTTGTCAAGAAGTGGGATAAGACCGGTCTGCTTGAAGGTGAAGACCTCGCAAAAACCGCTTACGGTAAAGAAAGGATGGCTATCATCCTTGAAAACCAAGCTAAACAGCTTGTTATTGAAGGTTCTCAAACCGGTACTGGTGGTACTTTTACGTCTGGTCAAGGCGAACAGTGGGCTGGCGTAGCTCTTCCCCTGGTTCGTAAGATCTTCGCTGAAATTTCCTCCAAAGAATTCGTCAGCGTACAGCCGATGACTCTTCCTGCCGGTCTGGTATTCTTCCTGGAATTCAAATATGGCACTAACTCTCCTGATGGAATGAACACTTTTGGTCGTTTCTCTGGTAGCATGTATGGTGTTACTAACCAGAAAGATACTGATCCTTATGGTGGTCTTTATGGTGCTGGCAAATTCGGATATTCGACTAACGAATTTACCGCTACTGCAACTTTTAACATCACTACTGCTTCTTATGCCGACGTTAACTTTAGCGGTCTTTATAGTGCATCTGCTACTGCTAACAAACTGCGTAAATTTAGCGTAACTGGTGCTTCTACAGTATTCACTAACATGGATACCAATGGTGTTCGTTCCTTCGTTATTACCGGTAGCGGTTTCAACGAATCGAACGTATACGCAGAACTTACTTCTTACGACCCCGTAAACGATATTCTGAACTTCATTGTATCCGGTGGTGCCGGTGTCAATGCTAGCGCAAGCCTTGGTGGTACTGTTTACTATGGTAAGCAGCCTAAGGACAATGACCGTGGTGATTTCGAAGATACTGCAACCCGTCCTCTGACCGGATCTGCTGCTATCCCTGAAGTTAACGTGGAACTTCGTTCTGAAGCCCTCGTTGCTAAAACCAAAAAACTGAAAGCTAAGTGGACCCCTGAATTCAGCCAGGACCTCAATGCATACCAGTCTCTGGATGCTGAGGCCGAACTGACCTCCACTCTCTCTGAGTATGTTTCTCTCGAAATCGACCTCGAGATCATCGACATGCTGATTGAAAATGCTAACACTACCGATGCTTGGTCTGCACAGTCCAACGTATTCTGGAACAGGACTACCAACACTTGGTCGCAAGCTGCTGCTGGCGCAGGTGGATACTACAACACCCAGGGTCAGTGGTTTGCCACTCTCGGCACCAAGATCCAGAGCGTTGCTCGTACCATCCACAAGAAGACTCTTCGTGGTCAGGCTAACGTAATCATGGTTGGACCTACTATCGCAACTATCATCGAGTCTATCCCCGGATATGCTGCTGATACTGATGGTAGCAAGGAAGAATTTGCAATGGGTTCGCATAAGGCTGGTCAACTGAATAGCCGTTATAAAGTATACGTTAACCCGTATATGAACGAAAACATTGTTCTCCTGGCCTATAAGGGTAGCCAGTTCCTGGAAACCGGTGCTGCTTTCTGCCCCTATATTCCCCTGATCATGACTCCGCTCCTCTATGATCCTGAGACCTTCACTCCTCGTAAAGGCCTTATGTCTAGATACGCTAAGAAGATGCTCCGTCCGGAATTCTTCGGCAAGATCGAAGTCGCTGACCTTGACAAGGCTTACTAATAGTAACCTAAATTAATAAAAGAGCCGGGATTTTTCCCGGCTTTTTTATTTTACATAGGTCAATTTTAATTGATATTTATATAAAATCTTATCATGAGTTCTAAGAATTACAACGATCCGGTTTACAAGCAGAAAAGAATTCCTAAAAACCCTATAAAATTCAATATTCAACTTAATGAAGAACAGAAAGAAGCAAAAAATGTAATTTTAAATAATACTATAACCGTTTTAAAAGGAAAAGCTGGCTCCTCAAAAACATTGTTAGCTTGTAATGTTGCTTTAGATCTGTTATTTAAAAAAGAAATAGAAAGAATATTTATCGCCAGACCTTTTATTTATGCTGAAAATGAATCCATAGGCATATTACCTGGAGGTGTTCAAGACAAATTAATAGGAATAACTACTCCTATTATAGAAAATATGTATATGTTAACAGGGAAAGATAAAATAGATAAACTTATTTCAGAAGGAATTATTAATATTTTACCTGTAGCATTCATGAGAGGGTTAACTATAAATAATTCAATAATGATTTTAGACGAATTTCAAAATGCTACTTTATCGCAGACTTATACGGCATTAAGTAGATTGGGTAAAGGTTCTAAAATTATTGTTACTGGTGATATGGCTCAATGTGACCTCAAAAATAAAAAAGATAGCGGGTTTGATTTTTTCAAAAAACTTGAAACTGAAAATATTCCGGGATTAAAAATTATAACTCTTGTAGGAAATCACAGACACGATTTGGTTGAACAGATATCTAAAATATATGATAATTATAAAGATTAATATATGGCTGTAGTTTATATTCATAAAAAAAATGATACTGGTGAGATTTTTTATGTAGGTATAGGAAAAGAAGAAAAACGTGCTTATAGAAAAGATTCTAGAACAAAACATTGGGAAAATGTTGTAAAAAAACACGGTTTAATAATAGAAATAATACATAAAGACATTACGTGGGAACAAGCATGTAAAATAGAAAAAGAATTAATTAAATTTTATGGCAGATTAGATTTAAATACTGGTATTTTAATTAATTTGACAGAAGGTGGTGAAGGGAATTCAAATCCTTTTCGTTCCGAGGAATGGAAAAGAAAGCAGAGAGAGGCAAAAATAGGAGAAAAAAATTCTAATTATAAAAAACCTAATCTTCAATTAATAGAATTAAATAAATCAAGAAAAGGACAAAAAAGACCCTTTAAAAAAAGAAATCCAAGACCAGACGTGTCTGAAAGAAATAAAAAAAATCACCCAGCCCTAGGAAAAAAAAGATCCGACGCAAAAGAAAGATTGAATAAAACATTAATTTGTCCTCATTGCGGTAAAGAAGATAAAGTTTTAACTATGTATAGGTTACATTTTGATAAATGCAAGTTTAAATGATATTTATATTTAGTAAAACTGTAACATGTCAGGTCAAATAACTATACCATATTACGACGCATCCGTACCTCTTTTGCCTGTTTCAGGCAATACTCCTTTTGGATATTATGATAATGATCCTCTTTTTGTATCAGACGCACAAAAATTTGTGAAGTTTGCTGCACAAAGATTGGGTTATCCTATCATGGAAGTGGAATTGCAAGATATAAATTTTTATGCTGCTTTAGAAGATGCGGTTACTGTTTATGGTAAAGAGTTGTATGAGTATAAAATAAGAGAAAATTTCCTTTCTATGGAAGGAAATGTTACCGGAAGTAACCTTAATAATGCTTTAATTCAACCGAATTTTGGTAATCTTATACGTTTAGCCTCTGATTATGGATCAGAAGCAGGTAGCGGTGGTAACGTCACATACCACACAGGATCGATCTCAATGAGTATGAATCAACAAGTATACGATTTAAATGATTGGGCCAGCCAATCGCTTAATTTGCAGCCTGGAGACGGCATAGAAGTAAAGAGAGTGTTCTATGAAGCCCCTCCTGCTATTGTTAGATATTTTGATCCTTATGCTGGTACTGGTACTGGACTTCAATCGTTAATGGAAACCTTCGGATTTGGTCAATTTTCTCCAGGAATAAACTTTATGTTAATGCCTGTATACTTTGATGTGCTTAAAATACAAGCTATTGAATTTAATGATCAGATAAGAAAATCGGCTTATACGTTCGAAATACAAAACAATGTACTTAGAATTTTCCCTGTACCTACTTTTGATAGACCTCTATTTTTTAATTATATTGTAAAGTCCGAAAGAAGTACTCTTACCAGAGATCCGAGAACTAATTTGATCACTAATATTAGTAATGTTCCTTTTACGGTTCCTGTTTATTCTCAAATCAACGCAGTATTTAGAAAATGGGTATATGATTACGCATTAGCATTGGTAAAAGAGACCTTAGGTAACATTAGAGGAGTATATCAGTCAATACCTGTACCAGGAGCGGAAACTACTCTTAACGGCCAGATGTTAATTGATCAAGCTAGTACCGAAAAACAGAATTTAATCGAACAATTGAGAGGCACTCTCGATGATACTTCTCGTCAAAAACAGTTAGAGAAGAAAGCTAATGAAGCTGCAATGATGAGAGACACTTTTATTAACATACCAATGCCGATTTATATATTATGATATTATTTATAGACTTGCTTATGGAAAAATCACAAGATAGAAGTAAGAAAGAATCAATTAAAAAGACCTTTCATACTTATTCTTGTTATTTTATTGTCAAGTTTAAAAAGAAAATAAATAGAGTACAGGCGGTGGAAAGAATTAGGGCTATCAAATCTGTAACAATAGTGGATTTGAGAGGAGATAAGATGCTTGATAAGATAAACCAATCTCTAGTAGAATATGAATATAGTTCTGTAGAAGTAAAATTTATCACTAATAAGCCCCCAGAAAAAGAAATTGAGGATATTAAGATAGCAATGATTAAATCCGATCTTAAAAAAGGCGATCATAAAATTATTGGTATAGTTGCGGCTAAAGCTAAATTAGAAACATTAAAAAAAATAGATTAATTGGCATTATTTGGTGGCCCTAGAGCTAGAAGTTTCTTTAGAAGACATAGTCGGCAACTGTTAAATAGAATAGTTGGTGAAGAAGTATTATACTATAAACTATCTTTAAAAGAAACGACTCATAATTTATATGGCGAATCTAAGAAAAAGATGTATCAGCAGCCAATACTTATTACTTGTTTCTATGAAGTAATGGATCAGACTTCTGAAGACGCTGAATTTGGTAAAAGTAGAGCGCAATTAGTAAATTTCAGATTTCTTAGAGATGATATGGTAGTTTTAAACCTACTCCCAGAAGCAGGTGATATAATTTCCTGGCAAGAATCATATTACGAAGTGGACCTTATTACAGAAAACCAAAGAGTAATGGGAAAAAACCCTGAATATTCTTTAGAATCTGATTTACAAAAGTATGGTGAATCTTGGTCTATGATATGTAGAAGCCATTTGACTAATGTTAATAAACTTAATTTGATAAAATCGGTATAACGTGGCTTCAAAAAAGACAGTAATAAAAAATATACCTAGAACAGAGGCCGAAAACCTAAATGAAGCTGTTCCTGTTTTTACTGATGGAGCTAGTAAACCAGATATTCGTTCTTATAAGAGAGCAGAAGATACTTCGTTAAGAGGTGAAGATCTTAAAAGTATATCTGTAGGTATAGAAGATATAGATGAAGCTGTTTTATATTATTTCAATGAAGTCATAAAGCCCTATGTTATTAATGACGGTACTACATACAGCATTCCTGTAGTATATGCTGATCCTGAAAGATGGAAATCGGCACAAAAAGATGGCGGAATAAGAGACAAAGAAGGAAGAATTCAATTTCCTATTATAACAGTAAAAAGAGAAAACTTAGAAAGAAATAGAAATATCTCTAATAAGCTTGACGGTAATGCCGTAAACGTATATCAGGTATATGAAAAAAGATATAGTAAGAAAAATCAATATGATAATTTTTCTATTTTAACTAATTCTGTACCAGTAAAAGAATTTTATAATGTTGTAGTACCTGATTATTATACTATAACTTATTCTTGCGCAGTGTACGTTTCCTTTATTCAAGATTTGAATAAAATAATTGAATCTATAGGATTTAGAGAAGGTTCTTATTGGGGATTACCTAATAGGTTCTTATTTAAATCTACTATAGATAATTTTCCTATAACTAATCAGATAACAGATGGAGAAGATAGGAAAATTGTTAGTGTTTTTACATTAACTCTAAATGGTTATTTAACTCCAAATAACATAGATAAACAACTTGCTGCAAACGCTTTCAAATCTAGATCCAAATCTAAATTGATATTTACATTAGAAGCAACTAATAGCGATGTTTCTCAAACAACAGTACCTATGAAGAAGAATGTTTCCCTGGCAGCTACTGCTTTTATACCTGAAGGCGTTACTGTTTATAATGAAACTATAGTTAGCATATCTAGCAATATAGTAAATTATATTAATACAAATAAAGCTAAAAAAGCAGATTATGTGAGCGGTAGTTATGCGGCATTTTATAATTCTTCTATGCTACCTGCTCCGAGCGGAATAGGTTTACCTGACACTTCTATAGCGGATTTTAAATTTTTTGTAAATGGTGTATACGTACCTTCTTTATATACAACAACATTTGCTCCTTCTGGAAGCGCTTTAGTTCTAAATCTAGATACAGTCGGATTAGGATATGGATTAGATCAAATAGATGAAGTAATAGGAGTAGGTAAATTTAGTTAAAATGGCATTAATAAGATTTAAACAAATAGAAAAAAGTTTACCAGGCAATTTATCCATAACCGGATCTCTTACCGTTGCTGGTAATGTTACTTTTATTCAAACTTCATCTATTCCGGCTTTAATAATATCCGGATCTGAAGTGATTGTTAAATCAGATACAATACCTTCCACATATAGTGCCTCTCTTTCTATACAAAATCTTGGAACTTTTGCAGATACTGGAAGTAACGGTATAGTAGATCTGGGAGACAATTCGTTTTAAATAGTACCATAAATGCAATGGATAAAACTTTCAAAACCTGGAGGATCAGCTACAAGTGTTACTTATCTAGAAGTATACTATACCGCTTCTGCACCGGTTTTTAGTGGGTCTTTCTATGGTACTTCTTCGTGGTCAACTTATGCAGTAACTTCTTCTTATGCTCTATTAGCTTTAACAGCTTCTTATTTTAGCGGCAGCATTTCTAATGCCATATCTTCATCGTATTCTTTAACTGCATCATATATAAATTTAGGAGGTTCTGATAAACAAATTATTTATAATAATAATGGGTATCTTAGTTCTAGTGCTAATTTTATCTTTGATTATTCTACTAATTCTGTCATATTAAGTGGTGCAAAATTAAACAATACTTCTTCAATTACTTCAGCTGGTACAACTTCTATATCTAGTATTAGCACAGGATCTTATACGTCGGCTTTTTATAATTACACCTTGATTTCTTCATCTAATGCTAGAGCCGGTCAAGTTATAGCTGTTTGGTTAAATAATACGATACAATATTCAGAAGTATCCACTCTAGATATAGGTAATACATCGAAAGTATCTTTAATTCCAACAATATCGGGATCTTTTATAAACTTGAATGTTTCCTCCTCAGGGAATTGGACGGTTAAAGTTTATGTGAATCTTATGTAATTTTTAGAATATATATAATATTTATAGAAGGCTAAATAGCCTTTATAGCTTAGTACATACTTAATAATAGCAACGCATATGCAACAAATACGTTTAAGAAGAAGTTCTGTTCCTGGTCGCATACCTAGCACTTCTTCATTAGACTATGGAGAAATTGCTATAAATACGTATGACGGCCTAGCTTTCATTAAGAAAAGCGGATCTGCTGGTGAAGAAATAGTAACAATAGGAAAAGGAACATCTACAAATATTATCGGAACCAATGGATTTATATCTATATTTTCCGGTTCTAATGCATTAGTAACTAGTTCTATTTTTCAATCGGGATCTTTTACTGCAATAAATTATTCTGGATCTCCTGAAGATCCTTCCAATCCTGACGTTTTATATGTTCATGGTGCAGGAATTAATACACATTATTTAATATCAGCGCACGGAAAACAAGACGGATTTGTACAAATAAACATACAAAACTATAGCGGATCACAAAATGCATCTTCCGATATAGTAGCTACAAACGATATAGGTAATGATACTTCTGGATATATTGATATGGGTATCAACTCATCTCAATATACCAACAGTGCTTACGTAGGAGCTGCCGGTGACGCTTATTTGTATTCTACAGGAAACGACCTATTAATAGGAAATGCTACTCCGGGGAAAAGAATTGTAATTTTCAATGGAGGTTTAGACGCAACTAATAATGCTAAAATTTTCATTCATGAGAATGGCGTTATGGGTATTAACACTAATACTTACAATTTACAAAATCCTGCGTCATTAACTGTAGCTCCTATAAATTCAACTACGTATAATATAATTCAGGCGACTTCTGATATAGATAATTATACTCAATTTGCTATTGCAAATAAAAATGCGGGGTTAAATGCGTCCTCTGATATAGTAGCTTACAATAATATCGATCCTATATCTCAATCCTTTGGTTATGTAGATTTGGGCATAAATTCTACAAATTATGCTACAAATTCCTTCTATCCTGGAAAAGGCGGAGATGCCTATCTTTTCACAGATTCGCATCATCTCATCTTGGGTAGTATCTCAAGTAGTTTAGCTAGAATAACTTTATTTGCTGGAGGAATAAGCGAAGAAGCTAATGCTAAAATGATTCTTTTTGGTAATAATCAACACCAGATGACGGGATCATTTTCTGTATATGGGGCTATAACCTCTTCCTTATACGGTACTGCTTCTTGGGCCAACAATACAGTAAGTTCATCTTACGCACTTACTGCATCATATGCGGCGGCTTATCTTCCTATAAGCCAGACATCTTCGATGTTATCGACTTATCTTCCGATAAGTCAAACATCGTCGATGACTGTAGCTACAGCTTCAGTAGCTACTAGTGCATCTTATGCACTAACTGCTTCTTATGCAGCGGCTTATCTTCCGATAAGTCAAACATCGTCGATGACTGTAGCCAGTTCTTCTAGAAGTGTTAGCTCTTCTTATTCTTCTAATGCTACTAGTGCTTCCTATGCTCTTACTGCATCATATATAGCAACAGCATCATGGGCAAGCAATGTAATAAGTTCTTCTTATGCATTAAATGCTACATCGGCTTCTTATGCTTTAACAGCATCTTACGCTGCTGCTTACTTACCTATAGCGCAGACATCTTCGATGTTGACGACTTATCTTCCGATAAGTCAAACATCGTCGATGACTGTAGCTACAGCTTCAGTAGCTACTAGCGCTTCATATGCGCTTACTGCATCATATATAGCTACAGCATCGTGGGCTAATAATGTTATTAGTGCCTCTTATGCAATCAGTTCTTCTTTAGCAGTATCCGCATCCAACTTTAAAGAAATAGATCCTGTTTTCATTTCTTTATCCGCTTCTTTAGCCACAACCGGTTCTAATATTTTTAGAGGAAATCAGACTGTAACCGGATCTATATTAGTTTCTGGAAGCATCACTACTACAGGCGGATTTACGGGATCCTTATCTGGAACCGCATCGTGGGCCAGCAGTGTGATAAGTTCTTCTTACGCATCGAATGCTACTAGTGCGTCGTATGCAGCAAATAGTACAAGCGCATCGTATGCCTTAGTAGCTTTAACTGCATCTTATTTTAGCGGTAGTGTTTCTAATGCTGTATCGTCCTCGTATGCATCTACAGCTTCTTATGTTGCGACAGCATCGTGGGCTAACAATGCAATAAGCGCTTCATATTCTGCCAATAGTACATCAGCTTCGTACTCGCTTACCGCTTCTTATGTAGCTACTTCTTCCTGGGCTAATAACGCGGTCAGTGCTTCTTATTCGTTAAATAGTACAAGCGCATCATACGCCCTTACAGCCTCATACGTATCTACCTCTTCCTGGGCAAATAACGTTGTAAGCGCATCTTACGCACTTACTGCCTCCTATGCTGCTGCTTATCTTCCGATAAGTCAAACATCGTCGATGACTGTGGCTAGCTCTTCTTGGGCTAATACATCGTCTTGGGCCGTTTCGGCTTCTAACTTTAAAGAAACCGATCCTATATTTGTTTCTTTATCCGCTTCTCTAGCCACAACCGGATCTAATATATTAAGGGGCACGCAAACTATAACCGGATCTATTTTAATAAGTGGTTCGACTCTTGTGGCTACTGGTTCTTGGAGCATTCAGGGAGGAGTTACTGCTTCATTGTTAGGAACTGCATCTTGGGCGAATAACGTTGTAAGTGCTTCATATTCTTTAAACAGTACTAGTGCTTCTTATGCACTTACTGCTTCTTACATAGCTACAGCATCTTGGGCTAATAATGTTATAAGCGCCTCTTATGCTTTAAGTAGCACATCTGCCTCTTATGCAGCGAATAGCACAAGCGCATCTTATGCTCTCACTGCATCATATGTAGCCACATCTTCTTGGGCGGGTAATGTTGTGAGCGCTTCTTACGCGTTAACAGCATCGTATCCTTTATTTGGAGTAGTTACGGCTTCAGTTGCAAATACTACTATAACTTTTACTAGAGGAGACGGAAGCAATTTTGCTATAACTGTAGCCCAATCTGGCTCTGTTGCTACTGCTTCTTACGCTTTATATGCTGTAAGTGCTTCCAATTCTTTAACAGCTTCATATGTAACTCCTTTAAATCAAACGGTAACAATTACAGGAAGTTTAAATATTTCGGGTTCTACTACTCAAATAGGTAATAATAATCTGTTTGGTTCAACCACTCTGTCTGGAAGCATTATTATATCAGGATCTGTAAGTGCTAGTGCTAATATAGCTTTAGGCGGCTATTTAAGATTGGATCCTTCTTTAGATCCGGGGTCTGTAAACATTACCGCTTCTTATTTATTTACTTCCGCTTCTAATACAGCTACTGGATACGATTTATATTATCGTCAAGACGGTAATTTAATAAAATTTAAATGGATAGAAGGTCAAATAAACTCTGGTCTTTTATATGGTGGTGTTTTATCTTATAGTGGTAGTACCATATTTGTTAGTTCTGGTTCTGGTATAGTTTTAAACTATAATGCAAGCACCGGTTCGGAAGTAGGACCTATTATAAGCTATGTTAGTTGGGCTAATTTATCTCAAAGCATAGCAACAAGGATATCTTCTTCTCAAGCTACTTATGTTTATATAAATTCTAATGGAACATTAGGATTACAAGATGATACTTTCTTTACTGCTACTCAATATGCCCAAGCTATTCCTTTAGGAATGATTAATCACACTGGTAGAAATTTAATCACTAGTGTAGCTAATAATTCTTATACTGTTTATGCCACAACTAACCAAGCGTTTGATTTTATATCTGCTTTTGGTCCTTTAAAAACAAACGGACTAACGGTTAGTGGACAAACCGGTACTTTAAGATTAAATGTTGGAGCAGGAACTTCCTTTATATTAGGTGGTTTTTATCAACAAGATCCAATAAATATTTCTCATAAAGATACTTTAACAGTAACTACTGCATCAATAGCTAGAGTTTGGAGAAGCGGTAGTAGCGGAGCTTTTACTACAGATAATAACAGCGGTTCTTTCTATACCACAATAGACCCTACTCAGTATGATAATAATGGAGTATTAACTGCTGTAGCTAATAATAACTGGAGTATACAAAGAGTATTCTTTAATCCGTTTACTAATAAAGTGCATGTTTACTATGGAGAAACGACGTATGCTAATAAAAGTACCGCAGTATCTAACTTAGCATCTGATCCTTTTGTTGAAGCGATTTACACATCACATCAGTATGTATTTGTTGGTTATTTATTAGTAAAATCACAAACAACAGATTTAACTAACACTAATGATAATACCATTGTACAAGCAGGTTTATTTAGAAATACTGTAGGTAGTTCTGGAGCTACAATATTCAATAATGCTTTAGCTCAATTATCAGATGTAAGCATTTCTTCACCTTCAAACGGACAAGCTTTAGTTTATAGTGGAGGAACGTGGATTAATAGTAATCCTACTTCCGCTTCATATTCTGGAATAGCTACTTCAGCGTCTTATGCACTGACTGCTTCTTACATAGCTACAGCATCTTGGGCTAATAATGCAATAAGTTCTTCTTATTCTCTTAATAGTACATCTGCCTCATATTCTACAAACAGTACTAGTGCGTCTTATGCACTGACTGCCTCTTATGCCGCCGCTTATTTGCCGATAAGCCAGACATCTTCGATGACTGTATTAAGCGCTTCTTATGCTCTTACAGCTTCTTATGCTGCTGCTTATTTACCTATAGCACAGACATCTTCGATGTTATCGACTTATCTTCCGATAAGTCAAACATCGTCGATGACTGTAGCTACAGCTTCAGTAGCTACTAGTG